TTTTGAAGGCTACACACGAGGGTAAATAAAATAAAAATAAAAAAAATAAAATTATGGCAGCAGATGCAGGTTTAATAAGAAGTGTAAGTCAAGCATATAAAAATAATATAATTGACTTTAAAATGGATGAAAGTCTTGCTGACTTTGGTGGCAAAGTTGCTGCTGGAATTAATAAAAGAAGGGAGCTAAAACTTGCAAAAGAAAAAGAAGAAGCTATTAAGCAAGAAAAGTTAGATATTAGAATGCGCGCGGCTGATAAACAAGCCATGCAAAACGAATTATTAATTGCAGGTAGAGCGACTACTCAAGATCAATTAAATCTTGTTAGGGATTTTTATGGACCTAGAAGAGAAAAAGCAAAAGAACTAACAAGAATAATTGAAACTTCATCGCCAGGTTCAAGTGAATATCAACAAGCAACTAAAGAACTAACATCTATGGCAACTGAAATGCAGTTTTTTGCTAATCAAATAGACAATTTAAATGAGCTTGAAGGTGGTGTTTCTGCAATAGATTTAAGTTTACTAGCTACGCACAACACTGATGAAGTTAAAGATTTTACTGCAAGAGTAAAAGAAGGTGATTATAATTTAGTTTTTAAAGATAATAAAATACTATTAGATTTTGGTGATGGAAAAGTTTTAAATCAAGATGAAGTTGTAGAAAATTTAGCTGTATTACCAGATACTTCTATTATGAATGTTTATAGTGGTATAGCTGCAAATCTTAAACAGTTAGCTGTAAATGGAGTTGAACTAGAAGGTCAAGTATTAAATGATTTAAATGCAGATTTATTTAATTTAAGAAAACAATTAGAAAAAACAGGACCAAATAGTTTAAATCAAATAAAAACAATGTTATCAGAGCAAATACTAGAAGGTTATAATCCAAAAGATGATGAAGTTCAACAACAAATACTTCTAGCAATACAACAAGCTAAAACACCAGAAGAAATTGTTGAAGCAAAAACAGCAGCTATTAATTATTTAGTAGGTGATGGTGTAAATGATAAGCAAGGTCAATTAGGTAGAGCAGCAACTTTATATCATGGAGGATATTACATTAAACCTGCAGGAGATGATACCTTAAGATCTAGAGAATTTGAATTTAATCAAGATAATCTTAAAAAAGCTGTTGAAGTTATAATTAAAAATTCAATGAATGAAGATGGAAAAGTTAATCCAAAATTACTTGTTGATAATATTAACAATAGTTTTGCTGGTAAAAATATAAATTTTGAACTTTCAGATGATGGTAAAATAATTGTAATAAAACAAGGAAAATTTGATACAGCTACTCAAAAAACCGCTCAAATGCCTATAGGTGGCATAAATTTAGAAACTATTAAAGATCTTAAATTTAGTCTATCAAATGCATTACTTAATCTTAATATAGGCGCTGTTGGTATTAATGAACAAAATGTTCAAAATATTGAAATTGATTTTAGTAACACTGGTGACACTGGTGGAAATAAAGGTGATAAATTTGTAATTAAATATGAAAATGATGTTGTTTTTATAAAAAAATTAGGAGAACCCGATGAAAAATTTGTATCTGAAGATTCTATAAAACAAGGTACACCTGAGTATAATTATTTACAAAGTTTAAATTAAATACTTGAGATAACATTAATAAAAAAAATATGGATAAAGAATTTATTTATATACTTAGTGGTGGTAATGAAGTAAAAGTTAATGAATCTTCTGTTGATAGTTTTTTAAAAAGATTTCCTGATGCAAAATTAAAATCTGAAGAAGAAAAAGAAGAACCAATAATGTTAGACTTTATTTCACCTAAAACTGGAAATAAAGTAAAAGTTAATGCTAATGACTTAGATACTTTTAAATCAAGATTTAGTAATTATGAGTTAGTAAATGCAAGTGATAAAGATTTTGTAGATGTTTTAACAACTGATAAAAAATCAAGAGAAGATCTTAGACGTGAATTAAAATTTTATATAAAAGATGAAAATTTAAAATTATCTGAAAAGAGTTTTGAAGAAAAATTAAGTTCAAAGTTAAGCTATTATGGCTTTGATGTTGAGCAAACCGGCATCGGTGAATCTATAACTATATCTACTAAAAAAAGATCACAAACTGGAGGATTTGGCTTTTCTGGTCCTGTACCCCAAAGATTATCAACTCCATCTAAATCAATTACTTTTGATGTTGATAGTGATAAAGAATTTAATCAAAATGAGTTATCAAGAATTAATAATTTTATATTTGAAAACGCTGATATAGATTATATTTTAAAAGCAAAAAAAGAAATGCCAGAGTTTGCTGACAATTTTGCTAATACTATAAGTGAGATTAGGTTAACACCTGATAAAGCTAAAGATATGATGGATAAAGATCTTGAAGATAAATTTGAAGATCAAAAGTTTTTTGAAAACTATTCTCCAGTAACATTTGGATACGGAGCTCCAGGACGTAAACCTGAAGATCCAATGCTAACAGATAAAGAAAAAAATAAATATAAACTATGGTTAAAGGGAGAACATTTTGAAGATGACTATACAGAAGAAGAAGTAAATAAATATATTCAAGATAACTATCTTGTAAATAAAGATAGAGTAGCTAGTGGTATATTTAGAAACTTAAATGATAAGCAAAGAGGTTATGCTGAAGCTATAGAATATTCTTTGCTTAATCAAGAGCCAGATAGACTTATAGATGCAGATGCTAATATTAAAAAATATAAATTAAAAATTGAAAACAAATACAATTCTTTTAATAAAACAATTAATGAATTTGCTGAAAAATATCCTGAAAACTATAAGTTTAACGATCAACAAGAGTTAGATCAACGTAATGCTCAAGCTAAAGATATTTTATCTACGTTTAATAACATAATGCGTGATCAAGAAAAAATTAAATTTTTAGATAAAAAATTTATTGAAGATGTTGATGATTTTAATAAAAAAATAAAATATGCAGATTTAGCCTTAGAACATGCCGGTAAAAATTATGATAGATTAGAACAATTTTCTAGTATAATTAAAAGTGGAGCATCTAATATTTTATATGAAGCAGCAAATGTAGGTAGAGTTATTTTTGACTCAGTTGGTACAATTATACCAAGTTTAAAAACTACTATGACTGGAGCAAGAACAAGTGCTGAACCAACAATAGGTTTTGACGTAGATGAGGCTGGTAACGTTATTACCGTAGAAAGACAACCAAGTATATCACAGCAAAGAAACTCTATAGAAGCTGCCGCTTTATTAAATAAGGATATTAATGATGAATTATCTTTATTTCAATATTCTCCTAAGTGGAGTGAAGCAAAAACAAGTGATGATCAATTAGCTTGGCTTGCTACTGCATCTCTTAATGGTGCTTTTTCAATTGGTTTAGCAGCTGGTGGAGGTTATTATTCTTTACCATTGTTTGGATTATTAGAAGCAGGAGATCAAGGAGTTCAAGCTCATTTAGGTGAAATCAGTGCTAAAAAAAGAATTAGTGCCAATATTGATTTACTAAATAATACCAATAATAACTTACAAAGAGAAGCTATACAAAAACAAATAGATGAAGATTTTAAAAAATTAAGTTTATCTGAAGCGCAATTACTAAGTCAAGAGACAAATGCTTTTACACAAGCAATTTTTTGGGAAGCTGCTATTGGTGGTGTTTCTATTTTAAAATCTTTTAAACACGCTGCAAAATCTCAAAATATTCAAGATATTAATAAAGCATTTAAAGCAGCAGGAGCAGCTCTTGCTCGTGGAGTTGTTGGTGATCCAACTAGCGAAGTTTTTACAGAATTTTTTGTTAAGTTAGGTGAAAAATATTTATTAGAAAAAGACGTAAATATTTTTGAAGATCTTGATGAGGTTGCCATGCAAGCACTTATACCTGGTATAGGTTTAGGTTCTTATGGTGGACTTAGTATAGTAAATAGAGCTATATTTTTAGAAAATAGATCAAGTGCTTTAGCTAAAAGATCACAAGAAATACAAAAAGAAATATCAGAGTTGATACCTCTTGGTAGTAAATTAGAAGATTTACCTCCAAGAGTTCAAGAGCTAGTTAATGAGCTTGTAATGGAAAACAAGCAATTAGAGCAAAGATTACTAAAAGATATTAGAGAAGGAAGAATAACAAAAGAAGATTTAATAGAAATAGGTAATCAAAATAAAATAATTAGAAAAAATTTATTGTATGCACAACAAGTTAATAGAGATGTTAGTCTTGGTACTTTAACACCATCTGAAGGTAAAAAATTAATAGAAAAAGCTAAACTAAAAGTTAATCAAGCTGTAGCTGTTAAAGATGAATTAGCAACTCCTGATACAAGAAGAGGTAGAAAAGCAAAGTCAATATCAATTGATGAAAAAGAGTTTATTAAACAAAATACAATAGCCAGACTTGCTGTAAATTCTACTTTTGTTAACACAATTTTAAATGAATGGGATAATTTATCTAGCAAAGAAAAACGCGAAAGAAATAAAGAAGCAAAAAAAGATCCTAAAAATAAAACTAAAGATGAAATAGAAAAAGCGGCTAAAAATAATTATCTTATTGAAAGATTAAAAGGACAATATGATACAGAAATAAAATCAGCTAAAAATTACATTAATTTTTTAAATGAAAAGTATCCTGGTCTTGATATGCAACTCATTGAGCTTGAACAAACAGATAATAAAGATGAGTTTGCTGTAAAAGTATTTAAAAAAGATTCATACAAAAAACTAAATAAAAATCAAAAAAATGTTGTTGATGATTTTATTAAAAGCAAATCTTCAGGTGAAGCTTTATCAGATAATACATTAGTTATTGATAAAAATAGATCAATACAAACCGCAAGCATTGGAGTTGGTCATCACGAAATATTACATGGTTTAATTAAAAGAATTACTAATGGTGATAACTCTGAGGCAAACAGATTTGGAGAATCATTATTACAATTTTTAAGAAAATCAAATCCAGATTTAGCAGCTACAATAGAACAAAGATTAGAAAATGACTACGTTGATGAAAATGGAGTAAAAGATCCTGCTTATTTTGAAGAGGCAATGAATGTTTTATCTGATGTATTTACTAATAAAGATATGAGTACAGATATTGCATTAGTAGATAATCTTGTAAATATCGTTAATAAAGTATTGCCTTCTTCTTTTGCAATTAAAAAATCTGAAGGAGCAAAAGTTTATAACTTTGTTAAAAGATTTAATAAAGCATCAAGAGGTACAGATGAAAATGTTATTTTGCCTCAAAAACCTAGAGCAGCTGTTATAACAGATAAAGAAGAACCACGTAAAAGTAGAATAGTACAAACATTAAATGAATTAGTACCTGAAAATTCAACTAAAGAAAGTTGGAAATCAGGAGATATAGCAGATGCATTTACAGCTATAAGTGTTGATGGTATACTTGATGGTTCTATAAAAAATGAACTAAACAGAAGAGGTGTAACTCCAACTCCTGATTTAATTCAAAAAGTAAATGATAAAGTTGTAGAAAATCTTCTTACAGCTTATGATCCTACTAATCCAGCAGGACTTGGTGGTTATTTAATTGGTGGTAGCAAACAAGATCAAACAGCATTTAGAGGAAAATTAAGTCTCATAATAGGTGATATTATTGGTGCTGAAATGAGGCAAGTTAAAACTGTATCAAGAGATAAAGAAATAGATGCTAAAGAAGGTCAAACAATAACAGCTCAAGTACCAGATACTTCTATACAAGAAACAGTTGAAGAAACAAAACAAAGAGAAAAAACAGAGCAAGAAAAAATAATAAGTAGAAGAGGTGAGTTAGGTAAAACTAGAAAACCACTTAAAGATGCTGTAAAATTTGAAGATAAAACTACTATATCAGGATTAAAAAATATATTGCTTAACATTGTTAAAAACAATAAGGCTTTATTTGAGTTTGATAAAGATTCTTTTTTAGCTTATTTAAAAGAACAAGCAACAGGTAGATGGTTTGAAATAGTAAGAGATGAAAAAGGTAATGTTGTTAAAAGTAAAGCAGGTAAAACTAAAGTAAAATCTAAAGTTAAAGTAACTGATTCTTGGGTATTAATTAAAAATGCCATGAATTGGCCTAAAAAAGATAATAAAAAATCCTATGAAAAGTTTTTATTAGATAATAAAAAATCAATAATAGAAGGTTTAACTACAACTTACTTAGCTAAAGCTTTTCCTTTTGCAATAGAAAAATTTGTTATAACTGGCGTTGATAGTCAGGGTAATCCTACCGGTAATTTTACTACTGATTGGAAGCCTAATCAAGTAGTTGGTACTAAACCAGGTAATATTGATTTTATTAGAAGTGATAAAGATGTAGCTGAATTACAAGGTAATACTACTGGAAGACAAAGACTTAGAAGAAAAATTGATATATCTGATGAACAATGGATTAATCATTTTAAATCAGGTCCAAAAGCTTGGCCACAAATGAAAAATGAACCTTTGTGGAGAGAAATATCTGGTGAAATAAACTATGAATTATTTCAAGAAGAAGTTAACAAATTTGATGAATATTCAGCAAAGTTAAATAAAATATCAAATGATGATATTACACCTGATAAAAAGAAACAACAAATTAAAGAGCTTAATGAAAGCGATGAATTTAGTATAATATCTGCATTTGCTAATAATCAAAATTTACTAACAGATGCTAAAGTTGATCAAACAATCGGTGATTTAAATAAACAATTACAAAGAGATATAAGAAAATATAATATAAATAATCAAGACGCTGTTGAAATTTTAAATGAACTTGAACAATTTAGACAATTAGATGAAGAAGGTAAACTAATATATGTTAATAACGAAAGTTGGGAAGATATAGACAAAGAAAATATATTAAAAAATATATTTACTAAAGATAAAAATTATCATAGGATTAATTTAAGTCAACTAACAGATGATGAAATAATAAAAGATATATCTAAAACAAGTTTAGCTCAATTAAAGAAACAAGCTAAAGGATTTACCGAAGCAACAGATAAATTAAAATACTTAAATAATTTAAGTGATTTTAATAAAGCATTTATTTTAGATTTAGCATACAATAATAAATTATTAGATAACGCAGGGCAAAGAAATGGTAATGTTACTGAAAAGTATGTTCATGAGCAGTTTATGTCATCTGCTAATATATTTAATAGAGATAGTCCTGATATAAAGATTAATGTACTAAATAATCCAACAGCATCAAACAATCCTATAAAAGGTGATATTGAATATGAAGTAGTAAAAGAAGGTGAGCAATTATATTCTAGTAGAATAGAAATTAAAGCTTCTATGGGAGGTATATTTTCCGGTTTTGTAATACCAATAGATAAAATTAAATTTAAAAAACAAGGAAATAAATTTGTTCTTGATGAAACTCTTTTAAAAGGTGTTAAAGGAGAAAAAATTGAAATTAAAGATAAAAATGGTGATGTAATATCTGAAGAGATAATAAATGAGTTTATTGAAAATAAAGAATATTGGGAAAATATATTTAATCAGTACCATGATAATTTACCACAACAATATAAAAACACAAAATTAGATAAAACAGGTGAGGTACTTAATAAAAAGAAAGACTTTTATGGAACTTTTAGAGGTGATTTTCATACAGACGCTTTACAAAAAGCACTTGAAAATGCGGGTAAAACTTTAATTATAAAAGATACACCTAATCAAAACGAAACAGATGAATTAATAAGAAGAGTTTATGAAGGTGTTAAACTTATAGTACCAAATGGCAAAGATCTTTATGCTTTTGATACAAATTTTTTTAATGGACTTATTCCACTTTTTGCAGCAAAAGATAATAAACCGTTTAAAGGAACTAGAAATTTATCTATAAAAAGATCAGGATCTAGAGATGTTAAAGTACCATTTAAAAAAGGTACTAAATTCGTTTTACCTACACCTACAGTTAAAACTTCTAGAGTGTATGTTAAAATAGATTTAAGAATATCTAACAGAAAAGATTTACAACAATCTCAAGAATCTTTAAGTAAAAAAGAAACTCAAGAAAAAATAAGAAGAAATGGTAATAATAGACATTATCCAAAGAGATCAAAACAAGCAGAAGATGCTAGTGCTGTATTTAATAAAATAATAGAACAAAATAAAGGTATAGCTGCTGATGATAATTTATCTCAAACTTTAGCTAGACAAAAAGGTAGAGATATAGGTAAGTACGATTTTTTCTTACCAGCATCAGCTGATGATTTTATGGGTCTAATGTATTCTTTTTTAGGTGAAGGTAAATTAGGTGATCAACAAAAAGAATTTTTTGAAGAAATGCTTAATAGACCATATAAAAGAGGTATTGCAAGTATTGATTCAGCAAAACAAAAAATTGAAGATGAATACAAAGTACTTAAAAGAAAATTTCCTGAAGTATCTAAAAAGTTAGGTAAAAAAATACCAGGTAGTGATTTTACTTATGATCAAGCTATAAGAGTTTATTTGTGGAAATATAATGCTAAAGCAAATGAAACTAATTTAGATATTCTTGGATTAAGTAATAGTGAAATAAACAGTTTATTTTTTACAGTAGCTAATGATCAAAAACTACAACGTTTTGCTAGAGGTCTTGGTGTAATTACTGGTTTACCAGAAGGTTATTTAAAACCTACTCCTGATTGGTCATTTGAAACTGTTGCTAGTGATATAAACAATGTTATTGAAAAAGTTGGTAGAAAAAAGTTTTTAAGTGAGTTTATAGAAAATAGAAAAATAATATTTAGTAAAGAAAACTTAAACAAAATTGAAGCAATATATGGTACTAGATTTAGAGAAGCATTAGAAGATTCTTTATATGCCATGGAAAATGGTACTAGTCGTAACTTTGGTAATAATAGAGTAGCTAATGAATTTGCTAATTGGTTAAATTCATCTACTGGTGTTACTATGTTTATAAACATGAGGTCTGCATCTCTTCAGCTTATATCAAGTATAAATTATTTAAATTGGAGTGATAATAACTTTTTACAAGCTGCCAAGGCGTTTGCTAATCAAAAGCAATTTTGGGCAGATTTTGAAATGATTGTTATGTCTGATAAACTTAAACAACGTAGAAAAGGTTTAAATATAGATGTACAAGCAGCAGAATTAGCTAGTAGTGTTGCTACTTCTAAAAGCAAATATAAAAGTGCTTTAAGATATTTATTGAGAATAGGTTTTACTCCAACTCAAGCTGCTGATGCTATTGCAATATCTTTTGGTGGTGCTTCTTTTTATAGAAATAGAGTAAACACTTACTTGTCAAAAGGTTTTAATAAAAAAGAAGCAGAAACTAAAGCGTTTGAAGACTTTTCTGAAGAAACAGATTCAGCTCAGCAATCAGCTGATCCATCAAGATTATCTCAAGAGCAAAGAAATCCTGTAGCTAGATTTTTCTTAACATATCAAAATGTTGCTTTGCAATATAATAGAAGAATAAAAAAATCAATTTTAGATCTTATAAATAAAAGAGGTGATGGCGTTAGATCATTTAAAGAAGGAGCTTGGAAAACACATATATCTAAAATAATATATTATGGAATAGTTCAAAATCTTATATTCAATGCAGCTCAAAGTGCTTTATTTACTTTATTATATGACGATGATGATGAAACTTCTGAAGAAGAAAAACGCAAAATTATTAGAGTTGCTAATGGCATGTCAGATACAATATTAAGAGGACTTGGTTATAAAGGTGCTATAGTTGCAACTTTAAAAAATGTAATTTTAAAATATTATGAACAAGAGAAAAAAGGACCTTTTAAAGCAGATCACTTTTATACTGCAATAGAAATAGCAAATGTAGCACCTACTATTGGATCTAAATTTAGAAAAATTTATAAAGCGCATAATATTAATTATTATGATAGAGATATTATAGCTGTAAAAGGCTATGAGTTTGATAGTCCTAGATACGAAGTTTATGGCAATTTAGTTTCTGCATTTTTTAACATACCAGTAGATAGAGCTATTACTAAAATAAAAAATCTTCGTTTAGCTAATGAAAGTTACGTTAAGTCTTGGCAAAAAATAGCATTAATAGCTGGTTGGCCAGGTTGGAGTTTAAATCTTGAAAATGAAGAACATGAAAAAATAAAAGCCGAAGGTGCTAAAACTAGAAAAAGATTAGGTGTTGAAAAAGCAAAAGAAACAAGAGCAAGAAATATAGCTAAGAAAAAAGCTGAAGAAAAAGCATATATAGAAAAAATGACTGAAGGCATGGATTATATGGAAGAAGGTAATTGGATAAGAGAATATCTTAAACAAAAAAAGTTAGAAAAAAACAAAAACAAGTAATACTAAATATATAAAACAACATAAAATATGGCACAAGAACTAGGAAGTGGTACAAATATGGGAGTTGATGTAGATGGTGATGGTAAGCCTGATTTTCACTTAACACTAAAATCAATTGGATTAATAGTTGCAGGTGTATTTACTTTAGGTGGCATGTACTTTAAGTTACAAAATGATATTGAAGAAGCAAAGCTATTGCCTCCAGCTGCTATAGAAAGAAAAGAATATGATTTAAATCACGCTTGGATGATGGATCATGTTAGTGATTTAGAAGAAGATGTTAAAGATCTTAAAAAGCATATTGAAGATTTACAAAAAGATCTTTACAGCAAAAAAGATAGATAATGAAACTAGAACTAAAAAGATTTAGTAGTCAAAGTGACACTACGTTAGGATTAATGTTTCTTGATGGAGAGTTTGAATGCTTTACATTAGAAGATGAATATAGAGCTGAAAAAATAAAAGGTGAAACACGTATACCTGAAGGAACTTATAAAGTAGCAAAGCGTGAAGTATTAAGTGGTTTAACCAAAAAATACAGATCAAAATATCCTTGGTTTGACTTTCACTTTATGTTGCATGATGTACCTGGTTTTCAATATGTTTATATTCATATAGGCAATGATGATGACCATACTGATGGTTGCCTTTTGGTAGGTGACTCTGTTAAATCAAATAGATTTAATGAAGATAATAATTTAACTAGCTCAGGACCAGCATTTAAAAGATTATATCAAAAAATGAGTGAAGCTGATATTATAAATATTAGTGTAACCGATTGTTGTACTGAGTGTAATTGTACTTGTAAATAATGGCTATTAGAAAAACAACTAAGGGTAAAGGTAGAAACTTCAGGAGTGTTGAAGAAGGAGCTGGTATGACATCAAAAGGAGTTGCTGCATATAAAAAACAAAACCCTGGTAGTAAATTAAAGACAGCTGTTACTGGTAAAGTAAAGCCTGGTAGTAAAGCAGCTAAGCGTAGAAAATCTTTTTGTGCTAGATCAAAAAACTGGACTGGTGAAAGAGGTAAAGCTGCACGTCGTAGATGGAAATGTTAATATTATGAAATCAAGAGGATTAGGAGACAGCATAGAAAAATTAACAAAAGCAACTGGTATAAAAAGAGTTGTTGATAGAGTATCTAAAGGACTTAATATACCTTGTGGTTGTGAAGGACGAAGAGATGCAATGAATATTTTATTCCCATATAAACAAAAGAAATGAAAAAGAAATTAACTAAAAATCAAATGAAAATAGCAAAAATGGCTGCGCCATTTGATGCTATTACAGGAGCTGATTTTAAAGCACTTAGAAAAGGTGGACCCAAGTTTAAATTAAAAAAGAAAAAATGAGTAAAGGCAAAAAAGATGCTTGTTATCATAAAGTAAAGCGAGCTGTAAAAGTTTGGCCAAGTGCTTATGCATCTGGTCAATTAGTTCAATGTAGAAGAAGAGGAGCTAAAAATTGGGGTGTAGGTAAAAAGAAATAATTATGGCAGATCCTAAAAAAGGCACAGGTAAAAAGCCAAAAGGTTCAAGCAGAAGATTATATACTGACGAAAATCCAAGAGATACAGTAAGTATAAAATTTAAAACACCTGCTGATGCTAGAGCTACAGTAGCTAAAGTAAAAAAAATAAGTAAGCCTTACGCTAGAAAAATACAAATATTAACTGTTTTAGAACAAAGAGCAAAAGTTGCGGGTAAAACTCAACAAGCTGCAATAGCTAAAAAAGGTAAAGAAGCTATACGAAAAGCAAGAAATAAAAAATAAAGGTTATGTTTAAAGATTTTAATGTAAATAAATTTAAAAATAAAAAACCTCCTGGCAATAAATCTTTAGGCACTTTTAAAGAAATCAAAGAATTAAAAAATATAAAAAGTGATAAAAAATTTGTTAAGGATAAAGATAATATATTTTCTACATTTAAATCTGTTTCAGAAAAAAATAAAATAGAATATCCTGCTAAACTTGTAAAAGACTTAATTGATAAAAGTTCTAAAGTTATCATGGAACTTAAAAAGTATTATAAAAGACCTAGACCCAAAGCAGTTGCCGAAGAATTTAATATAAAGCTTGATGATATAGAAATGAGTTCAATGAAAACACCATCATATCCTTCTGGTCATTCAGCGCAAGGTATTTTAATATCTAAAGTATTAGCTAATAAATTTCCTAAAGCAGCTAAAGATTTTTTAAGAGAAGGTAAAAATATTTCTTATAGTAGAAATGTAGCAAAAGCACATTATAAGTCAGACTCTAAATTTGGTGAAGAACTTGGTAATGCAATGTATGAACACATTAAAAATAAAGTGTAATGGCAAAAGCATATAGAGGTGTTTTAAAAGCTAGAATAAATAAACTTTATGGTGGAGATGTTACATGTAGTAAAGTAAAAAAATTAAAATCAAGGCAAGGTGCAACTAAAAGAGATGTACAGTTAGCTAATTGGTTTATAAATATGCAAGACTGTAATAATAAAAGATATGGCAAGTAAAAGACCTACATGGAAAGACTCTGATGCTCCTGATGCTAAAGGTAAAATGAAAAATTTATCTTGTAGTGCATTAGCATCATGGATGATAAAAAGTAGGAAAGGTAATGTGCGTAAAATTGTTGGTAGTCTAAATCAACAAATAGTATTTAACCGTAAGCGTAATCCTAGCTACGCTGCTAAAATGAAATGTGCTAGAAATAAAGCAGTTAAAAGATTAAAGAAATGAGTAAAATTAAAGGTGGAGGTACTACAAAAGTTTGTTTACCAGCAAGAAAAGTTGCTAGTATGTCACCTGCTGAAAGAAAAAAAGTTGTAAATGCTAAAAGAGCAGCAGCATCTAAAGGTAAGTACAGAAGAAGTAGTAGCAGTAACGTAAAAGGTGCACGCAAAAAAGGTGCAACTTTAAGAGACTGGTTTGGTAAAGAAAACTGGATTAACGTAGCTACAGGTAAAAAATGCGGAGCATGAAAAAGAAAAAAAATTGTTGGAGAGGTTACACACAGAAAGGATTTAAGAAAAAAGGTAATAGAAGAGTACCTAACTGCGTGCCTGTAAAAAAGTAAGTGTGTATAGCATACTAGCCATCACAACTTAAACAATCTTCATCCATGGCTTTTTCAGCTATATCACCACGAAGAACTGATTCTGTTCTCATATAATATAAAGTTTTAATACCTTTTTTCCAAGCTTCAAGATGAACCTTATTAATAAATTTAGGATCTACTTGAGATGGAAATGCTAGATTTAAACTAACACTTTGATCTATGTATTGTTGTCTTATACCTGCTTGATTAACTATTTCTAGCTGATTAAGTTCTTTAAATGTTTTAAATACCTCTTTAGTTTCATCGTCAAGTCCTTTGACATCCTGTACGGATCCACCGTCAGCTAATATCTTCTCCCAAACTTCACTAGTATTCATATTTAATTTATCTAAGACTTTTTCCAGAGTAGGGTTTTTACGTATGAAAGTACCTTTTGCACTCTGCTCAGTAAATACATTAGCAGCCCAAGGTTCAATGCCGGCACTAATATTACCACTAAGCTTACTGTTACTAACAGTAGGAGCAATAGCTCTAAGATGAGTGTTCCTAAATCCCGTACCAACACACCAGAGCGGTTCCCCGTACTGATTAGCAAGAGCCATACTAGCTCGTTCGCTTTCGATTTTAATTTGGCTAAATATTCTTCGTGTTTCATGTTGCGCTAATAATCCCTCAAATGGTAGATTTTTTTCTTGTAAATATGTATGCCAACCTAATACACCTAGACCTATTGCTCTACCTTTATCAGCAGATCTGACTGCATTTTCAAAACCTTTTAAACCTTTAGCTCTTTGTATAAACTCTTCCATAACACCATCTAAAAAGAAAGTACTATCATATATTAAGTTTGTATCTTTCCACTCATCGTACTTAGCTAGGTTTAAACTAGACAAACAACATACAAAGCTATGGTTCTCATCTGTATGTAGTGCTATCTCAGAGCATATGTTTGTCATAAATACTTTTAAAGCGTTATCCTTATATGCTGGAGGGTTTACTTTGTTAACATTACCTTTAAACATTATATAAGGTTCACCTGTTGCTTTACGCTTTTGTAAAAGTGCACTCCATTTTCTTCTTGCAACTTTATCACCTGCAGTTAACTTACGCATAAACTTATCACCTATAATAGCACATTGATGCATGTTAAGTGATTGTCTATTTACATCGCCTTTAGGTTCTCTAATATCTAACCAGTCTTCAAAGTCTGAATGTTCTATATTTAAGTTAACACTAGCAGCACCACGTCTTACTGATCCTTGATTTGTTGCTAATATAGTTGAATCATATATTTTACAAAAAGGTACAACACCATCTGATGTGCCGTTACCTGTTATAGTTGAACCTGCAGGTCTGATTTGGTTAATACCAATACCTACACCTCCACCGTGCTTTGCAAGTAACATCATCTCTAGGTTTTTAGTGCCTATATCATATATTGAATCTGCTACATCAATACCAAAACAGCTAATTGGTAAGCCTCTATCAGTTCCTGTATTAGACAACACAGGAGATGCCAAACACAACCAGCCATGCCATATGTATTCAAAAAATTTATCTGCCATCTCTGGCTTGTCTAAACGCCTCGAGACGGTCTTAGCAACACGCATATATGCATCACGCGGTGTTTCATCAGGAAGTAAGTAACCTCCTTGTATTGTTTTTTTATAAACATCACCATCTGCCCACGCAGGGTAATCTTCTCCTTTAATCCATCTATTACTACTAGTCATTTATTTTATTTTAAAAGGTGTATTAACCAAGCTATTAAACCGTTTAGATTTAATATTACTAAATTCCATTGTCTTCTTGAACTTGTCTGAACCATAACTAATATAAATCCTACTACATAAAGTTCAGCTGATATAGACCATTGAGCAGCAATTAAAAAACCACTACCCATATAACCTATTCTTTCATACATCTTCTCCCAAGGAGAAAGACTTCTTCTTCTAACAAGTTGTTTTTCTATTTTACCAAATATCTTCGAAATCTTCTCCTTCATTAGCTTTACTATAATCAGTAGGTCTCATTGCAAAAAAGTCTGTATGTGTGTGACCACCAGTTAAGTGATAAAACCAATCAAGTTCTGCTGCGGCTTTTTCTTCAAAAGTAAACATATCAGTATATCCTAGTTCTCTGAGCTTTTCATTACATCTTTTTCTTATAAACTGTTTTAAGTCAAAAGCTTTTATACCTTCAACATCACCCATTTCAAACATCTTGTCAATATACTTTTCTTCTAATTCAACCATTACTTCTGCAGCAGATTTTATAGCTGGTCCAGCTTGAACTCTTAATTCAGTATGTTCTTCACACATATGATTAAATAGCCTACAACCCATTTTACTATGTAAACTTTCATCTCTTACACTCCACTTCATTTGCTGACCAATTCCTTTAAGAAGATTACGAAGTTGGAAAGAATATAACACAGCAAAAGCACTATAAAGGCTAACACCCTCAGCAAAAGCGGAAAAGATTGCAAGCGATCGTGCAATCCCCAACTTTTCGGTACCGGTGTATCCAACGAGATTATCAAATCTCTCAGCCGTTGCAGGCTCATGTAAAAACGCTTGAAAATCATCTAATCCTAATGTTTCGTTTAAATAACTATAAGCTACTGCATGTATTGTTTCTTGCGAACCAAACATCATAGCCATTTGTTGTATTTCATGTTTTGGAAACCATGATACTACATTTTGCGTCCAGTAATCTGATACTGCACACTCGGTCTGTGCAAAACCTAATAATATATTACCTACTAGATTTTTTTCTTCAGGTGTTAATTTTTCGTTCCAATCTTTAACATCACCTGACATTGGTATTTCAGTATGTAACCAAAATGCTTGAGCTTGTTTCAACCAACCCTCAGTATAATACTCAGGGTACTCAAAAGGTTTGTATTCTATTCTTTCTTCAAATAATCCCATGTTCTTTTTCTTGTTATTAATTCTACAGTTCTGTCACACTCCTTGTTGGTTTGTGGTTTATATAGTAGCCTATTGTCACCTATTTCCATAAGATGTTTTTTAAATAACTTCCATCTCATAGGAAAAGACTCATTAGCTCTACCTTTTGTTTCTATTATAAAATCTTTACCTACAAAATCAGGCGTATATTTTATACCTAGAATTTTTTTATTTCCTCTATCAATATATTCACCTTTTCCATTATTCTGGCGTTCATAAGTCGCACGGTTAACATTAAATGATTTAACCAATATAAAACTTTCTCCTTCATATTTAAATTTAATTTTTGCTTTTTTTAAAGCGATATACATATATTTCTCAAGACCAGAAGCAAAAGTTATATTATTATAAGTTATTTTTTTTGCTACAACTGGACCTTTTTTTCTTCTAATCTTCAAACGATTCGCCATATTTTTCTTTTAATTTACGGACAAGCGCATCTTCTCTAAGATCAGCTAGCTCTTCGCGTGCAGTCTGTATATATAGTATTGCATCCATTAACTCTTCTTGTATATCATTTAGGTAAGCAACTAAGTCTTTGTGACCACCTAATCTTTCACTATTTAATGTTCTGCCATACTTTTTAAAACCTACATTTGATCTGTCTACAAACTTTTGTACAACACGTTTTACAACAGGATCCCTAAACTCTATATTTATGCTTTCAGGCTTTTTCATAATGATTCTGTTATAGAATTTTTTACAAATGTTCCGTTAAACATTTTACCTTCTCTTTGTTTAACAACGTTATAAGCAGAATCAATACAATCTTCAATATTAAGACCTTCTAACTTAGCTAGGTTTGTTAATACTATTACCATATCTCCTATTGCATCTATAATCTCAGGTTCATCTCGTTCAAGTAAAGCTTTAGCTAATTCACCTGCCTCTTCCATTAACTTAACATATTGAGTTTTTGAATCACCACCTTTGTATATACCTTTTTCAACAGCCCAACTTCTTATTAAGAAAAATCTATCTTCCATAAGTTCATCAACTTCAGTATTGTTATTCATTTGATCTTCAAAAGCTTTATTATATATGTAACACTTATCATCTCCAAACTGAGATCTGTTAGCATTTTTTAATATCCACTCTATATTAGTTTTATCTAAACAAACAGTAATTCCTGTAGGCATAATCCACTCGTAATTTTTATTATTAAGTAGATAAGATCTAAGATCTACTATAGGACAAGGAAAAGTAGTAGTTGCAGGACTTGAACTTAACACTTTTTTATCATTCATTTTATTTGATTTAATTTTAATTTTAGATTTAATAACTTCTTTGTATGGTCGCATATCTTTTTTGTAACCATACTCTTCTTGAAGTTGATGTTCCCTCAAAGATACATAATTTATGTCATTAGATGATTCTAAAACTTCATATTCATCTTTTTTATATCCTTGTTGTACAGTGACCCGGTTATTAAGATCACAGGTAACACCTATTTTTTTACCTGGTATATGGTACAAATGATACCTTTTATTTTTATCAATCATGGTCTTCTAATTGTTTATTATATATATGAAAATTCTGTGCAAAATGGTAATACGTTCCGACGTTCATAGACAACGTATCTGCAATCATTTTTTGTAACATTGAAAAACAATATTGATCATTGCAAAAACCAAACCACAGATCATTAGATCGCATTACAACAGACATATTTAATCTGTTATTTAATATTGTAAAGTTAACTGCATATGTGCAAGGCGTATCATTAGTATAAGTATCAAACTCTTTAGCATCATATATACTTATAGATGCTTTTCTAGTATCAGGATGTGTTTTCAGTAAAAAAACTATTTTATCTATTTGATCTTTACGTTGCCATTGCCAACCATAGTTTGATCTGACTTTATCTTTTTCATCAGCCATTTGCTCCCATATCTTAGGAACTTTACCATATATTTTACCTAGCTTTTTTATACTAGGATCTCCTGATAAATACCATTGCCACTCAGCGTCAGCATAATCTTTATTCCACTTACGCCAAGGAGCTTCTATGTTGTTTTTTAAAGGATGTTTTATTTCAAATCCTACATTAAACATAGCTAGTGTATTATCAAACTTTACACCTTTGTGTCTTATTGTAAACCAAAAGTGATTAAATACTTCATTAGCATTATAAAATTTATTTCGCATATTTATTATAGTAATATTTTCTGTATTCCATTACTTTGTCCCATATATTAAGATGATCATATGATTTAGGTGACATTGTTGATTTACCATTAACTGTAACTTCAACATACCACTGTCTCTTACGGTAACCTGTTTGAACTGGAGTTACATGTATATTGTTACGGTGACACCATAATCTAATATCCATGTCTTCAGTAGTAGCATTATAAGGGCCCATATAATCTAACTTTCTTCCCAAGGCATAGGTTCGTCTAGTTGCACAGCTGTTGGTATGTAGCAACCGGACTTTGGCTCCCATGTAAAATGGGCCTCTGCACCGTTTTCGCCTAGGTTTTGAAATTTAACTTTAAGAACTTTTACTTTTGTGGTTTTAGCTTCATAATCCCTATGTACTAATAAACCATGATAACTTGAATCATACCATTCTCCACCGCCTTTGATGTTATACATCGTTGGCTCTTCCATTTTACCATCTTTATCTTTATACATTTTAGTAGGGTGAGCTACTACGATAACAAGTACGTCATACTTCCTAGCGAATACTTCAATTTTACTAAGATACTCCAATGTATAAACATTGACGTCTCCTGATGCATCTACTTGTCTAACTTTATTAAATGGATCTATAACTAAACACTTGATACCTTTACGCTTTACAAGCTCAGCGCCTTTGCGTAGCACAGCATCAAGATTATATTTATCCATATCAATAAAGAAAAAATTATCGTTAACATGCTCCGTAACCTCGTTCCATTTGTTACCACCTATTTCAGATGATCTAGGCATTGTGCCCCAAACTTTACGCATCAACTTGTGAGCATGTAGGTATATAGGTTGATTTTCAGGTGATGCAAATGCTGTTTTCCATTGGTAATTTTTATTATAACCAACTACCATTTGGTCAACAAAATCTGATTTACCTGAACTTGGTATACCTGTTACAGTTATAAACTGAGATGTATATGTTGAAAATATTCTATCAAAATTATCTATACCTATTTGGTAACCGGGTTTAAAACCGTTGATAACAAAATCTTTAAGATCTTCTTCTACATCTTTTAATGTTGAAACATTTTCAAGTGGTACTTGAACTGCTAAGTTTATAACTTTGTTCAACTTTTCTGATCCAAACTCCAACAAATATTCGTTAGCGTCTTTACAGCCATTAAAGTCTACAAGATAACAAACTTCAGCGCCTAGTCTACGTATAAACTCTTGACGTAAAGCTTGTCCTGCTTCATCAGCATCTACAGCTAATATAATCTTGGTTTTGTCTTCAAGATAATCTATACAGTTATCTAAATAGTCTAAGTTGTTTGAATTTAATGTAGCACCGTTAGGAACTGATATTGCATTTTTAATACCGGCTTCGTGTAGTGCTAGTACATCCATCTCACCTTCTACTATTATACAAGAGTCATAACCTACAACTGAATTAATATTGTAGAATATTTTCTCTGCACCTTTAAATAACTTGAAGTTTTTTCTACCATCTCTATATTTTATGTTAATCAACTGATCACCCATAAAATAATTAAACCTGATAGTATTTTCACCTTGCCCAGTCTGTGGCATCCACTCTTTACCTTCGCTTACACGTAAGTCATCAAGTGTTTGTTTTGATATACCTCTAGACTTAAACCACTTTTCAACTTTGGTATCAACCTTCATAATGGTATCAACTCCAGGCCTTACATATTCTTTTTCACTACCGCCTTTACGTTGGTATGTATGTAATTGAAATGTGGTATTGCAATTGTGACATGTACCAAGACCTCTTTCCCAGTCGTAGCTTGCACACTTTGCCTTTTGATTAGCTGGTTTTCTAGTAGAAGAGCACAGAGGACAAGTCCCCTGCGTTTTACCTTCTTCTAGGTGATATTGATTAAATGTATCAATAATGAAACCATTAATCTCCGTGGTATTTATATTCATCTATTAAAACGGTAGATCGTTGTCAATTGGAGCTTGAGCTTTAGTTGGCATAGGTTGATCATCTCGTGGTGTTGGATCAGGCATAACGCCATTACCCCATACAACTTTGATATTACCTAAATAAGTCTTTGCAGACTTTGCCTCCCTCTCCTCTTTACTCTGACTAACAACTATAGGACCTTGATTACCAAACTGATCAGGCTCGTCATTAATAGATATTGATATTGGCAAATACTTACCTTTCTTACCATCGATGATCTTGTCCTTTGGTATATTACTAAGGTTTATACTGCCGGTTATTATTCCTGCCATAATTAAAGGGTTTTAGTTATAAAAAATTGATTTGGATCAAAGTCTTCTGAATCAAAAAATAACTCATAAGCCTCAACCGCTCTTTGAACTTTGTCTTGTCCACGACCATAAAATTCATCTGAACAATCAAAGATACCTATTTGGTGAGTGTTTTTATCTATAGCAATAAATAAAAACTCCATACCAAAAATTGTCTTATATATAAAAGCTTGACTATCATAGTTGTATTTATTTGCAGAATATTTAAATGTATTGATGTCGTTTGTAGTTTTTAAATCTATTATTAAGTTTTCAGACTGATTAATAACATCTGCTTTACCTTTCCACATACGACCTTCAATCTCTGCAATACCTGGTTCTTCATATAAACAGTTTTGTATAGTTATTAAATCTCTACAAACATCATTAGTTATAAACTTATCTGTCATTTTTTCTATGATATCAACCTCGTGCTGTAGTAAACATAGTTCACCACCTGACATCTCCTTATAAGCCTTAGTGTTTCTAGTTGTTGCATTTATTATTTTATACTTTTTTAACTTGTCAGGTTGTAGTATTGCAGTATGAAAATAACCACCAACTAAAAAATTAGGATTAGGCGGAGATGTTTTGCCTAAAGCTAAGGGATTACCAAGCAGTGTAGCTATATCAGAGTTACTTAGGTACTTTTTACCAAAGTCTCCATAGTAATGCTCATCATCCCTAAGCTTCATTAATGTTTGGCTTTTATTCATGCTAATAAAGCTGTCTCAACGTCTTTAGACATTGTGTACTTTGATTTAATAGTTTCAATTGTACCTCCAGACTTTATATAATCTTTAGCTTTATTAAAATTATCTGATGATTTAGTTAACGACTTGCGTTCTTTAATTTTAGGAGTAGATTTACCGTGATCATTTACAGCATCACTGTCCTGAGTATCATCAATAAGTAAAAGATTACCTAGTGCATATTTCTTAGCATATGAAGAAGCACTACCGAACTGTTGTGGAGTTTGCATACCTTTTTGATTAAGATCAACGCCAACAATAGCGCATGCATGTATAGCATTTTTACCATCACTAATACGCGCATCAGACTCAATCATCGGTATATTTATGCCACTTGTATATTCATTATTAATTAAGTTTTCATTAATAGTTACAGTAACACCTAGTTCTAAAAGGAAAGGCTTTATAGCCTCTAATATATCTTCAGCACTTCTAAAGTGGTATTTGCCGAAGTTATTAAATCTACTTTTCTTCGATTTAAATTTTGTTTGCATTTCTGCTAGTTTGAGGTTTAACTCGTTAAATTTATCCATAAAATATAATTTAATTGTTTAACATATTATCATTTGGTATTCGTATTTAATTTGTAAACTACATATAATCTAATACTTGTTCAGGGTCTACATTGTTTATTAACTTGTCAACTGCTTGTCTTTTAAGTTGAGATACTCTAACAAAAGCACTAGAACCTTTTAGTCCTAATTTATCTGCTATAGCTTGTGCTGATTGTTTTTCACAGTCTAATCCATAACTTAATCTAAGCACTTGATATTCTTTACTGTTTAAATGTCTTCTAAGTAATGATGATAAATAAGCATTTAGTAAATCCATATTATATGGATCTGATTTATCTTCTATATTATTTATTAATCCACGATCAACATAATCATCTGTTGATAAAAATATAGAATTAAAAAACATAGCAACCATTTTTTCGTCTTTACCAAAATTCTTGCGTATATCATTTAACTTATGTTCAGGTATACGCATATCACCTCTATACATATCTATTGATCTTCTAATTGCACCTCTTATTCTTTTAGATAAGAAAGACTTCATAGTCTTATCTTTATCTTCTGATAAATTAAATACGTTCCAGTCTATTCTGTCTATTGCTTTAATTAAACCAACGCTACCTTCTTGTATTATATCTAGTATGTCTAACGTACCTGATGCTTGAGATGCAGTTGAAAACTTTTTTGCTATATTTTCTACAAGAGGCATAAACTTGGTTATTAATTGGTTTCTGGTTAATCTTTCATAATCTATATCAGGTAAAGACGATACAGTTTGTTTTACATCTTCTTTATATATCTTATATGTATTTATATTATATTTCTTCATTTTGAATATTAAGTATATCCTTTTCTCTTTTTAGTTGTTTATCCATATTTCTATGTATGGTTCTTGAGGAACAACCTAATATTTTAGCTAAATTAGCTATTGTAATTCTTCTGTTTGAGTTATTAATTTCTAACATGCACTCGTAAATGTCATCATTATTAACTATTTTAGTTTTACCTATTAACTCTCCAACTATCTTTAATTTTTGTTTTGTAGATAAACCTGTAGAGTCTTTGAATATAACTTTTCTTAATTTATTTTTTGGTGGTTCATTTAAATCAGAAGCAAGAACATCAGATATCATACTGTCTTTAATATTGTCCTTAACTGTAAATGTAATGAATCCATTGTCTTTGTTACATATGTAGTCTATTATTTTTTTCATTCTAATATCTGATACATGCGGATTAATATAATATAAAACATACATGTGCCATTTAAGAGACTTATAAGATGTAATCTTGGCTTTACTACGAAACAGATCATAGCATTGATGCGTACCGTTTTCAAAAAAATAACCCCAAGTAAAAGTTTTTGTAGGTTTATCTGAAGTAGGAAACATCTTATATGCTACTCTGTTTCGATGTAAATAATTAAGATTCCTATGTGACATTAGCCCCTTACCCTATTATTATAATAACCTATTGTCACACATTAAGTTATTAATTTTATTTTTACATTTTTCCATTTACCTAATTTTCTATTATTTTCTACTAAAAAGTCTATACAATTTGTATATCTTTTATTCATTACATCTTGTATTTCCCATATGCCATCTAAGTCTCCCGCACCTGATACTTCGATACGCATACCAAATTTATAACCGCGTTTTAACATGTCCTGTGACACAGCAACCCATCGATGCAGTTCAGGATGTTGTTGATTAATTCGTGCGCCTGAGGCTGTTATAAATGGCGTAGAATCAGTTTGTTCGGGCAAAGCATTATATACCGTTGCAGTTACTGTTTCTATAAGTAAAGTACTTATTATTCCTAAATTTGCTAATAATTTATATATTACCATCGTCTCTTCGTTTTTTGTCTATTTGATCTAGTTTGTCGTTTATTTTGTCTACTTTGTTTTTAATTATAGCAGCTTTCTCATATTCCTCTTTGTCTTCATATAAATTCATTAGTGTCATTAGCCTTGCTAACTCACCAACCAGAATCTCTTCTTGAGTAAGCTGAGTATTTAATAATGTAAATAGTATATCATTTATATTATATAATTCTTTTTCCATGTTGCTTCTAGCTTGAAGCATTTTTTTAATAACAAGGTCTGCTATCTCTTGTTTTTCTTTATCTGTCATATTATTCTTCCATTGGATATTTATCTAAGAACTCTTTATCATTGTCTTGTAGATAATAAAATTCATCTTGAAGTACATCATCAAAATGGCATTTATCATATATATCAGTTTCAATATACATTTCAAAACCTTCTCTACGTATCTCTTGTATAAGTATTTGGCATAAGTCATGGTCATACATGCAAACATGTTCAGATAAATATAATGCGCCATCGCTTGGCCATATGGTTCTTGGTTCGCCATTAAATTTAGCTACATATAAATCATAACCATCTCTAGTTATATCTGTATACATTACATATTCTGCATTGCCAATATCATTATAATCGTGTGTGATTGTTGTGCCGTAATGATTGAGCACGGCTGCTACTTTTTCTTCGGTTTCCATGGTTTAAATTTGAATCGGTTTGTATAAATATATTATCTTATAGTAATCGTATTTAATTTGTGAACTGTGCTATGAAAGCTATTATGGTAATAATATCTATTACAGCAAAAACAAAAAAGTCAATGAAATGTTGCTTTTTATTTAACCAGTCTTGATAACAATTTAATGCTAACATACTGAATATCATTATGATAAGTACTCCATAAATAAATAAAAAACTTTGCATATTAAAATACTATTTTTACTTTTTTTTCTTTGTTGCATTTACCACATTTAGTTCTATCAATTGCATTAAACGCATTACAGTATGTGCACTGCCAAGCTAATAATCTCATAACTATAAAGTTAGCTGTAAGGGGAGGGTTCGAACCTCCACGACAACCGAAGCTGTCACCATCGAGATAGGATGGCGTGTCTACCTGTTCCACCACCTTACAGTTAATCAAACTAAACTAACTAAACTACTACTACTAAATAGTATTATAAGAATCTCTTGTGATATTGATTTTCATAATCATTTTCAAGAAACTCTACTTTTTTAAGTATTTTTTCACATAAATTATTATCTAAACTATACAATTGGTCTTTAGCTTCACTTCTTGGCATTAGCCTTGTATCAATATGTATACTAAATGGCCAATAAGTTATAAACAAATCTAACACTTTTGCATCAAATATATCTTTATCTACATATAAATCTTTGTGAACACAAAAACCATTTGTTTTTTTAAGCGTATAACAAGGTATTGAACAAGCAGTTCTACCATATATAATTTCATATGGTATATGATACTCGTTAACTTGTTCTTGAGTTATATCTTTATAAACTACTATTTCAAGTTTAGAACATACTTGATTCTGCAAGCTATTCATATTCTCTGATAACTTTAAGGCCTAATTCACTAGCTGCATAGTTAATATGCTTGCTAGTAGTTTGTGAGTACCACTTTGGTACAATCATTTTACCATCAGATATTGTTGCAACCTTAGTATTATAACTCCATATAGCACTATCGTGCATACGTAAATTCTCTTTATATCTATTAAATTTTCTCATAACTTCTGTTTTTATATACATCTTTTAATCTTTCAAAATCTTTTTTAACTTCATCTATAGTCATATTTTTATACATGTATTTAACATTATCTATGTTACCTAGTGACATATGATTTGAGCTAAGAGACATTGTTATAATAGCATTGACCATAAAATTTTTATTTAACTTTATATTACGTTCGTCGTCCATATCAATATTATCCATCTATTGTCGTATTAAATTTGTGTTTGTAACCGTTCTTTGTTACTCTTTGAGCACTATAAATCCAGTCTCTTATTTTATTAGAGAATACAAAATTGTATTTGCATACTCTAGTTTCAGAATCATTATAATACATTGTATCAATTTGTTTCGGTATCTTTTGTTCCATTTTATTTTATTAGTTTAGCTTTTCTTTTGTCAGCATATCTCTCTCTTTTACGCCTAGTACTACTACCTATCCAGTCTTCTATTTTACTTGAAAATACAAAGTTGTAGCCATGATCTACTACAGGTGATTCTTTACCTTTAATTATAGAATTTATATTTGCTGATGAAAATCTTGGATCATCAACACCCATAGTATTACGCATATAGTTTGCATTATACTTTGATCCACAGTATGGTGAACAAAACTTTTTTCTTGTGTGCATCTTACCACACTGTAAGCATGGCTTTTCAGTAAGAGTATATTTATGTGGATTCATTTATATCTAATAAGCGCCTAATTATATACTTTTTTCTGAACTTCATTAACTTATCTGCTATATTAAACCATTTTTTTCTTAATATAAAGTTTAACATATAAGATGTTATATCAAGCAATTTGTTCAACACAATTCTTTTTTTCATACTCTTTTAAATATTCTTGCATTTTCCATATATCTTCAAACAATATTCTAACATAAGTATAATTACCATTTGGTGATGTTACTTTTTTTACAGGATTTATCTGGTGTAAAGTTAGGTTTTTAGTAGACATTACTTTGTCTCTGTAATACAGAGAACCATGCCTTTTTTTATACCACTCTTGCCACTCAGGATCATTAATCCAACTAGGACTTACCCTAATATAACCAGTTTTAGGATATATTACGCCTATACGGTTATCTTTTAACCGATAATACATAGCTTGTGTGTTGTCTTTTACTTTGATTAGTTTCATAGTTTAGAATCGTTGAGGATAATCATCACTTGTTACAAGTTTTTGTAATCTTTCAGACAAATCATCACCTAGTAAATCACGTACAGTATTTATATCTTGTACATGTATAGGTTTGTTAGCTAACAGTTTTTTTAGTGTTTTATCTACAACTGTTAAGTCTTCGCGAAGTATACTCAACCTACCTTGTATGTCAGAGTATATTCTTATTAATCGTTTTTCACGTTCCATAAAATACCATTCAGGTTTAATCATTTAAATATTAATTTTATTATTGGTGCTATAGCTGCGTAGTATATAAGGCATACTACTACAAAGGCAAACCAACCAGCAATACGCCATAATATTTTTTCTATTTTATTATGCATATTACTCGCCGTGTATAGCATTTGCTTTATTGATTTTATCAAGTAAACGCTTAGGCATATGACTATAATATAATTCTTTTACAGCATCAGTGTTGCCAAGCTCATCCATAGCATCATAAATAGCTCGCTGTGACTGTACACCATTTAGCCATTTGCTGTGATCGTCACTGTAGTGGTAGTACCAGTCGTGGCACCGAAGTAGGTTTATTAAAGTTGTGGTATCCATAGGTTTATTATTTATTTATTTATATATATTATCTGTAGTAAATCGTATTTAATTTGTGTTCTGTGTTTGGTCAGGTACAATTATATCAAATCTCTCTTCAATATATCTTTGAATATCTACAGTAGCATCATAGTCTAAGTTTATACTAGATATTGAAACTTCATTATCATATCCTATTTGAAACTCAGGATTGAAGTCATTTATATTATCAGCTGTTGAATCTAATATAGTTGACACCATTTCAGCTAAATCTTTAACCATAATTTCAAGATCACTTTCTAACATTTTAGGTTTTTCTAGTATCATAAGATCTTCTTTTAGTAAATTGATTTGATTTTGCATTCGCTCATTAGAATTGTTATTATATTCTATTTGTTTAGTAAGATCATTGATCTTTTCTTTTATTTCTTGTTCTTTATTCATAGTTATTATATTGTTTAAATTTATTAAAATAAAAGTAATTGTATTGCTTTGCATAACCTTGTTTAAGCATTAGTAGATTAACATCTTTGCCATTTAAATAGACATAGCGCAGTAGTCTACCATACTTATCTTTATTATGTAAGTTATTATCTTTTTGTAGTGTAATAGTTTTATCTTTTATTAAGTTGTATAAATACATTTTAGATTTTATACCTTGTAGTGAAGGCAGCTCAGGTGCATCAATACCTATCATACGTACTTTATCACCTTTGTTAGTTACAAATGTATCACCATCAATAACTCTGTATACTGTAGTACTTCTGTTTAGGTATATCATGTATGATACTAGTAAACATAAGATCAGTGCTAGCATATATTTATTGCGCTTCATCCTCAAACTCTAGTTTAATGTTATATTCATTTGCCACTCGCTTCATTAATACTGAAACGTAGTATTTTTTATCTCTTGTCATCTCACATAAATAACCTGACAAGTAGTCAAGTGCGTCTAAGCACTCTGAGTGTTTTACTTTGTTTATCATATCTCTACTATTTCAAAAGTTACACCATGATTATGTACTGCTTCTTTAACAAATTTTTCAGCCTTTTTTTTATGATAAAATTTTGAAGTAGTAAAGAGCGGGTTGCCATCTGCATCATTCCATTTTGCTACGACGTAGTAGGCTTTATATTTAGTTGTAATTGTATTATTCATATATAAATTTTATTTGTGCATTTTGTTTATCTTCAGATTTAGCTTGCACACCAACCGCTTCATAATAGTGTATTGGATTTATAAATTGTACAAGCTTACCTTCGTAAGTTATAACCATATTTGATTTTTTCTTTTTATCTTCCCAAAGCCAATCCATAATTATACATAACTTTTATATTTAAATCTAATTTTTGCATTGTACTTGTCTTGAGATTCAGCATGTACACCTACTATTTCAGTATAGTAATACCCATCGTTTAGTGAATGTATTAGTGTGCCAAACTTAGTTACATTAACATTTGATTTTTTATGTTTCATATTTATATTATCCATAGTTAATATTATTTAAATTGTGCAGGTACATCTACTTTGTACTCTGTTTTACTTTTGTACATTTTTCTTCTTATTGCTTCTATCATTAGTGCTTGATCTTGCCACTCTGCAGTATCTTTTTTACCTGCATGCCAAAGTGTATAGCACTCTTCTTTGTATTGGATTAGTGCCACCTCTAGTATCTCTTTTTCTTTTTCAGTTAGTTTCATATGTTAAATGTTTACTCTTAAATTCTTTATAATCTTTTACTAGTTGCTGCATACTTGCATATGCTTTGTCTTTGTTACCTTTTACACCATAGTATTTCTTTGTTGCATTAAAACTCCATTTAGCATTAGGTTTTAAACCTATAGTGTAAAGGCCAAAGTCTCTTTTACTTACTATTAAATTGTATTCTTCAACAAACACACTTTTATTATTATATAGTATTGTTTTGTTTTTAGCAAGGTTTTTATAAAATGGTGCTTTACCATCTATATAGTTGTTTTCAAAGTCTGTCATAGTTTATATTCTTTTAAAGTACCTTTATCTGTAGAGCTCATAAACTCTTTACCAAACATAAGTTCCATATAGTCTTTTAGAGACATCTCTACTTTTGTTACTGGGTGATAGTATTTATCTTGTTTCATAGTTCTTTCACTTGTTTAATTAATCTATTAAAGTTTTCAATATATATTTCTGCTAGTCGAGGATCTATAGTTTCATTATCTATATCATTTCTCATCCACTCAGATAAGTCTTCGAGTGTTATTATTATTTCTGACTTAACAAATGAAACTGAGTCTACCTGTGGCGAGTGAAGCATTGCTGCTAGTGCGAGTGTTTTAATCATAGTTCTGTTAGTTTAAAAACTATGCCATAGCATAGTTGTTGTTTTTATAAGTTATATATTTTCTATATTCTAAAGTGGAATTAATTTTAATATAAGGTATATTATTAATTAATATTTTTTTAGAAGTTAAAACTTTGATAGTATTAGGCATAGTGGTATGTTTAAATGTTAAAAATTTATTTATATATATTATCTGTAGTGAAACGTATTATGTTTGTAATTAGTCATAACCTAAGTGCATGTTAATTTCTTCTCTGGTCATTTCATTTATTTCTTCTAAAGTAAATTTGGTATTTGCTAGCATTAGTTCTACTAGGAAATCACCATAAGGAAAATCATTCATAGTTATTTTTTTTAAAGTGGATATATTATTTAATAGAAAAATAGCAGAGAGCAGGCACTGGCCTTACTCCCTGACTACTAAACTTATGCAAATTCTATATTTCTAACAAACTTTGGTAGATTATTGGAATTAGTATAGCTTTTATACTTCTGAAAACATGGCATTGCTTCAAATCTTTCTTTTAAAGTATTATATACTTTATCATGATTGTAAGTACAGTCATCACCTTTTTTATTTTTAAAGGTAATTATAGTATTCTTGCCAATTAATGATTTAGCAATTATAAACCTGTTAGTAGTTTTAGTAGTTGTTTTAATTTTAGTAGTAGCCATAGTTAAATATGTTTAAGTTAAAAATTTAATTTAATTATATATATTATCTGTAGCCATTATTATTTCGATTGTGATGCTATACACAAGTAAAAAAAAGTGTGACATTAGGCTATTAATTATTATAGAGTAACAGGCTATTGTCACAGTGTTAAATATGTTAAGTATACTTTCCAACCGAAAGGGCATAGGTCTGCTATACACATTGCGGGGAGCAATGGTTACTTAGCCAGCTTAGCTAGTTAGCTTAAGCTATTAGCTGGGTTTCTATCCAGCCTTGGTCGGTGGTCATTTCTGAGGTAGCCTCAGCACCGTCCAGAATCATGACGAAATCCTCATTCTCGTATAAGCTACGGTCATGAGTGAAAGTCGCATACAACTTACCATCGTGCACTCGTTCGCACTCGATAGTTAGCAGACCTTCATGATCCAGAAAATTAAACACACAGTTGCCAAACTCAGCAACTAACATACCTGCAGGTGATGCAGGATTTTTCAACTCAAACGGCTCCATAATTATGGGGTTTAAGGTTTTGCGGCAAAATCGCCAATTGATTTATTGTTGGTATTAATTATTTATTTATTTTAATTATATATATAATCTTCTATATATATTATTTTAATTGTGAGTTACTATACACAGCCCACAGGCCGAAGCAACTACTTAGTAAAAAGTAGCTGCGTTTCATATAGTTCGGTTTGTCGGTCATACAACTCACTGACTTCGTCAGCACCGTCTAGCATATCTTCAAAGTCATTATCCTTATACAGATCGAAGGTATGCTTTATTATGCAGTAGATCTGATCTCTATCTTCATCAATGTATGAGCAGCTATCAAACGCTCTGTTTTTAATCATCATCTCGAGATTGTTACCTAGTAACTCCTTCATCTTATTATTATAATTTATCATAGTAGTATATTTATTTATTTAATTTATTTAATTATATAATCTTTATTTATTATTATTTTAATTGTGAGTAAAAGAAGAAGCTTAAACAAGCTCCTTCATATTCCTAACAAACACAGGTAAGTTGTTAGTGTTAGTGTAAGATTTATATTTCTCAAAACATGGCATACTATCAAACCTTTTCTTGTGAGCAGTATAAACCTTATCGTGATCATATGAAACCTTCTTACCTTTGTTAGTGGTAAATGTTATTATGGTATTAGTACCAATTAATGTTTTACGTATCACGAATCGCTTTGTTGTTACATTGTTAGTAGTCATAATTAATTTAATTTAAATTTAAAATTTATTTATTTATTTATATTTATATTATCTCTATATATTATTATTATAATTGTGAGTAAAATAATATTTATTTAAAAAAACTTATATATATTATCTATCATATCTATTATTTAGTTTGTGAATGCTATACACGGCCCACCCCTGGGCAATACCTAAAATATTCTACAAATTTTTTTATAAAAGGCAAAAACATCTGCATGCATATGTATCATATTAGGGGCCCCGGGTAAACGAAAACCATTTTTTTATTTTTTTATTGTCATATATATATAGTATAACACAAATTTTCAACACATCTAAACTGTGACATTAGCTATATATAGTATTAGAGTAAGGGGCTATTGTCATACTTTTTTAAAAAATTGATTTTACATGTAATATTATTGTTATGGCACAAAAATTATCACCACAAGCTAGAAGAGATAAGGCTGCTAGAGACTTAGCATTTGCTAAAACACCATCAAGAAGAGCAAAAAAAGCTGAAAACCAGCGTAGACATAGAGCAAATCCTAGCAAAAAAGGTATGGACTGGGATCATAAAGACAAAAGATGGGAAACTCCAGCTAAAAACAGAGGTAATGATGGCCAAGGAACTAGAAAAGAGGGTTAAAATGACAGCTTTAATGGAAAAAGACGCTTTTATAGCAATGATTATAGGATTAACTTTATTATTTATATCAATAAGGTTAATGAACTCTATGCTTGAAGACAAAAAAAATATTAAAAGGTAAAAAACCTTAAAAAAACCCGCGATATTGCGGTTTAACCATGTAAATTTAAAAACCATGACTTATTTTTATTACCGTTCAAACACAATGAACAACCAAACACAAATAAATCCAGAAGTAATTAATAAACTCAAGCATGTTGCTAAAAAAAGCAACTGGAGGATTACACAATTACCTAATGGATTTTATCAAACCGAGCACCGAGACATCGACAATGAAGATGTTTGGTACGACGTTACAAGAAGAGAGACCTTAGATGGCGCGGAAGCTGCTATTGACGGTAGTATCGAACATTACAATAAGAAACTTGAGGCAACAAAAGGCCCCAAAGTAGTTAAAACATTTTAAATATTTAAACAATTATAGTTATGATGAAAAAAAAGAAAGGTCCAATGATGAAAAAAAAAGATGATGGACCCATGATGAAAAAGAAGAACGGACCTATGATGAAGAAGAAAAATGGTCCAATGATGAAGAAAAAGAATGGTGCTATGATGAAGAAGAAAAATGGCGCTATGATGATGAAGAAGAAAAAGAAGTAATATATATAATCAATTTAATTTAATTTAATGGAATACAATCAGCCTAGCGAGATTGTCAAAGATTTAAACTTTGGTGACTCAGCTAAGAATAGAATATCAGCTGGAGTAGAAAAACTAGCAGGCGCTGTTAAATCTACTCTAGGTGCATCAGGTAAATGTGTTATTTACGAAGATGCTAGAGGTAAACCAGTGATCACAAAAGACGGAGTAACCGTAGCAGAATCGGTTGTCTTGTTTGATCCAGTGGAGAACATAGGAGCTACTCTTATTAAAGAAGCTTCTAGGAATACAGTGAGGGAGGCAGGTGACGGTACTACAACTGCTATCGTACTTGCCGAATCTCTATTAAATGAAGTTAATGCAAATTTACAATATACTACTAGACAAATTAAATCAGGTATAAACTCTGCTTTAAACAAAGTAAATAAATTTTTAGATAAAAATAGTGTAGATGTTTCTGGTAAAATGTTAGATAGTGTTGCTACTATATCATGTAACAACGATGAAGAACTAGGTAGCACTATAGCCGAAGCATACAACGTTGTAGGTAAAAACGGTGTTGTGTTAATGGAAGAATCAGAAACAAACGAAACTTATGTAGAAACTGTTGATGGTGTACAAATAGACTGCGGTTTAAAATCACCTCATTTTGTTACAGATAAAGATAGAGAGACTGCAACATTAGAAAACCCGTTAGTATTAATAGTATCATCAGAAATACCAAGTATTAGAAAAATACAGTCTATATTAGAACACGTTATAAAGAATAAAAAATCTTTATTAATAGTAGCTTCAGTAGCCCAACAAGTTCAATCAGCTTTAATGATGAATAAGGTTAAAGGTAATATTAGTGTTAATATTATTGATTTACCAGGATTTGGACCTACCAAACAAGATGCTATTGAAGATCTAGCTATACTAACTGGTGCTAAAGTTATTAGTGAAGAGCTTGGTGATGATTTAGATCTAATACAACCTGATTGTTTAGGTGAAGTATTAAAATCAGTTACAGATAATAAAAACACTGTACTTACTATAAAAGAACTTAACAGTAGTATTAGTGAAAGAATATCTGAAGTTGAAAAGAAAATAGAAAAAGAAAAAAACGAATTTATAAAAAGAAAATTACAAGATAGACTTAGCATGCTATCTGGTTCTGTCGGTATTGTAAGAGTAGGTGCGGACTCAAAAGTTGAGTTAAAAGAAAAGAAAGATCGCGTTGAAGATGCAATACATGCTGTAAAAGCAGCATTAAAAGAAGGTATTATATCTGGTGGTGGCATAGCTTTATTAAATGCATCACAAGCAATACTACCCTCTAACGATTGTGAAAATATATTATTACAAGCAACACGCTCACCTTATAACACTATACTAGAAAATGCAGGTATAGAAGACTCAGTTGAACCTTTAAAAAAAGGTTGGGGCTTTAATGTTGTATCTGGTGAACACGTTAATATGGTAAAAAGTGGGATTATAGATCCTGTATTAGTTACAAAGACAGCTTTAAAAAATGCAGTAAGTGTAGTATCAACTATTATATCTGCAGATTGTGTTATATCTAATATGAGGACTAATGAAAGCAATTAATTACTATTTAATAGTAAGTGATATAAAAGAAGAGCAAAAAAAGATTGCTGGACTTATTTTCACAGAGAAGACAGACCTGGATAATCGTTACATTAGAGCTAAGGTTATCAGCTGCGGCAGTAAGGTCGAGGGTGTCAATGATAAAGACATAGTATACTATGACAAGCATGCAGGACATGGTATTAGCTATGAAGACACCCTTTATAAAATTATAAGAGCACAAGACGTAGTTCTTGTCGAATAAAGACATTCTATTAATATAGAATAAGCCAGAAACCTAAACCCATAATCCAGTAACCACAAACGGTAAATTAATTTTAAAACTCAAAACAAATAATAATTATGGATAAATTTTTATATTTTCAAGATGGAAATAACGATGCTTATTGCTATCCAGTATCAAATTTAATTAGTATTATCCACGATGGAGATACTGATTTAAAACTGTTTTTTGCACCAGCCTCAACAAATGATGCGGCTGACACTGATCTTGTAACTTTAACAATTACAACTCAAACGGAGAAAGCTGTTACACAAGCTATAATTCAAGCTATTAATGGTGGACCTCATGTTGATGGTTTTATTGTAGTATGTGATTTAGTAAATTCTGTATTCTTACATCCAGATATTACTAGCACTGCATTAACAATTGACACTTAATATTTAAATATTGAGATTAACAGCACAAGATCTTCGTGATCTTAACATCCTTAAGTATTACAGGCTCACACGTAAGTGGGTCTGTAAAACTTATGGTTTAAGTGATGCTGATCTTGAATTATTAATATACTTAGATTGTAAAGGAAGATTTACACGTAATGAATTTATAGATGGTGCTTATACATATACTTGGGATAAGCACAGGTGGGAGAGATTAAAAAGAGAGGGTTGGATAGAGGTTTGGAGACAAAGAAATAGGACTACTATAAAATACAGTGTATTTAAAACATCGTTTAAATGTAGTCAAGTAATAAGTAGAATATATAGAATACTACTAGGTGAAGAAGATCCACCATTTACAGAAAGAAATGTTTTTCATAAAAACAAAACATATACTGATAAAGTAATGAATAAAGCTTTAGATGATATGATAAAAGACAAAGATAGATAAGTATGGTACGTGTAATTAAAAAGCGTTTAGGTAAAAATGTTTTAGGCCAGGCGAATAAAGGTAATACAATACTTATTAATAAATCTATAGATAAAAACAGTGCTCAAGCAAAACGAGTGATTGCTCATGAAAAGGTTCATTTAGAACAAATGAGAAGAGGTGATCTTGATTATGATAATAAAAATTTTTATTGGAAAGGAAAGACATATCCAAGAAATAAAATAGATGAAGGTAGTGAAAATTTACCTTGGGAAAAAGAAGCATACAAAGCTTCTAGGCGTAAAAGAGTGAGTGGAAAAAGAAGAAGAAGAAAAACATGAGTGAAAAGAAAAAATTTAAAGACACCAAGTTAGGTGGACTGCTAAAAAACTTAGCACCTAAAATACTTAATGTTGCAGGTGATTTAATACCAGACGCAGGTGTGCTTAGTATGGTAGGTAAGATGATTGACAATGATCCTAAGATATCACCTGAGGATAAAAAGATATTAAATAAGCAACATGCTGAAATGTATAAACTAGAAGTAGCTGATAGAGACTCTGCTAGAAACAGGGAAATAGAAGTTGCTAAAACTGGTAAAAAAGACTTTATGATGACATTGACCGGAATAGTTGGGTTAATGTCATTTGCTTTTATAATATATGCAGTAGTTTATGTACCTACTGTAACTGATAATGATTTGTTTGTACATTTAATGGGTATGGTAGAAGGTGTTGTTATAAGTAATATATTTGCATATTATTATGGCACAAGTGCAAAGTAAATTTTAAAAAACAAAGTATTTGTGTAATTTAAATATTAACAAGTAAAATTTAATTAAATTTAAAATAATGAGTAAAGTTAAAAAAATTAAAAAAGACGAGTTAGAAGCAATACAAGGTTTAGTAAAACAAATAAACAATGGTCAATCACAAATTGGTCAACTTGAAACTCAAAAACACGTACTACTTCATCAAATAGGTGAGGTTCAAAAAGGTCTTAAAGATTTTCAAGAAACACTTGAAAAACAATACGGTAAAGTAAACGTTAATATTGTAGACGGCACCATAACTCCAATTGAAGATGAGCAGCAAGCTAATACGTAAAATTAGTATTGGTAAAGATTATAAAAATGAATCTATGCATTACTCTGTAGGTCAAGAGGTTTATGGAGGTCATAAGATTTATAATATAATTGAAGAAGATGAAGGGTATGACATTTATATTAAAAAAAATGAAGATGTTATTATTTGGAAAAACTTCAATAAAAACATGGCTATATCAGTAGAGTATAATCTAGAATATTAATGCAAAGTATATATGATTTTATTATATCACCTAAGAAATCAAGATATAATAATGTTAAAGAAATAGGTGATAAAAAACTTATACTTAATACAGAAATATATAACCATAAATATGTTAGTAGAAGAGCTATAGTTAAATCAATACCTATAGCTGTACCTACTAAAATACAAGTAGATGATGAAATAATAGTTCATCATAATGTATTTAGAAGATGGCATAATATAAAAGCTGAAGAAAAAAATAGTAGAAGTTATATAAACGAAAATACTTATTGTGTAAAAGAAGATCAAATATTTTCTTATAAAAGAAACAATAAGTGGATAGCTACAGAAGGTTTTTGTTTTGTAAAACCAATAAAATCTACAGATAAATATTCTTCAAATCAAGAAAAAGAGTGTGTAGGTATTTTGAAACAAAGTAACAAAGCACTTTTAGAATTTGGTTTAAAAGAAGGTGACTTAGTTGGATTTACACCTATAAGCACTTATGAATTTATTATTGACGGTGAAAGACTATATAGAGTTTTAACTAGTCAAATTACAATTAAATATGAATACAAAGGAAACGAAGAAGAATATAATCCAAGCTGGGCAAGTAGCGGTTGAAGAATTAATAAAAGTAGCTAAAGAAGCTATTGTTGATTCAGACGATGATATATCTGCAGACAGATTAAAAAATGCAGCAGCAACAAAAAAACTTGCTATCTTTGATGCCTTTGAAATATTAAAAAGAATAGAAGAAGAAGAAAACATAATAGAAAACAAAATACCAGTTGATATAAAAAAAGATGTGTCATTTGGTGGTTTTGCAGAAAAAAGATCTAAATAAAAAAAAATATGGCAACATTATCAGCAACATTAATACTATCAAGTACAGACGCTACATCTAATCCTTTAAATTTAAATTTAACAGATTCTTTAACAGTAACAGATCCTATAATAGGATTAAGTAAAATATCAGCTTCAACTACAGGTGGTTCAACAATAATATGTGCGTCAGCTTCTAGTATTAGATATTTGTATGTAAAACACACCGGAGTTGATGAAAATGATGCTGCGGTAACATCAACTTTAGAAGTTGAAATAGAAGATGACAAATCTTTTGGAGAATTAAGTGCAGGTGAATTTATGTTTGTTCCAATAGGTAGAACTGGTGGTTCAGTTGCGGTACAATTAGAAGCTTCTGCAAATACAATAGTTGCTGAATATGCTTTCTTTACAAAAGGATAATATATGTATAAACAAACCTTATATAAGGTTATAACTCCAATTAAATTAAATACAATAACAAGACTTAACAAGTCTAAAAAATGGGAGTATGGTTATAACAAAGAACATGATGTTGTTATAATTAGTAAAACCGGTCAAATAGGTGAAGTATATGAGATACAAAATCTTAAAATAGCTTTACCAAAACAAACTAATATTGTTAAGTTTAAAAGCAATAAATGGGAGTATACTGAGTGTCCAGAAGAACTTAGTAAAATAAAAACAATATTTGATTGGAAGGAGTATCCTAATAGTTTTAAAGAAAAACATATAGAATATATAGAAAATGAGTTCAAAATTAGAGAAGAAGGTTTATGGTACTATAACAACGGCTGCCCTACTTATATTACTGGTGCTCATTACATGTACTTGCAATGGAGTAAAATTGACGTCGGGAAACCAGATTATCGTGAAGCCAATAGATTATTCTACATCTTTTGGGAGGCTTGTAAATCAGATGCAAGATCCTATGGGATGTGTTATCTTAAGAACAGAAGATCAGGGTTTTCTTTCATGGCAAGTGGAGAATCGGTTAACCTTGCTACAATATCCAGTGATTCGAGGTACGGCATTTTGTCCAAGTCTGGACCCGATGCTAAGAAGATGTTCACTGACAAGGTCGTGCCAATATCTGTCAACTACCCCTTCTTCTTCAAACCAATCCAAGACGGTATGGATAGACCTAAAACAGAACTTGCATTCAGAGTACCAGCATCAAAACTTACCAGACGGAGTATCACGAGTTCGGAAAGACCAGCTGATTTACAAGGATTGGACACCACAATCGATTGGAAAAATACCGGCGACAACTCCTACGATGGGGAAAAACTTAAACTCCTCGTACATGATGAATCAGGGAAGTGGGAAAAGCCAAACAACATACTCAACAACTGGCAAGTCACAAAAACAACGTTAAGGTTAGGTAGTAGAGTTATAGGTAAATGTATGATGGGATCTACGTCTAATGCTTTAGACAAAGGTGGTGAGAATTTTAAAAAACTATACAGAGATTCAGATGTCAATAAACGAAATAGAAATGGACAAACTAGTTCTGGGCTTTATAGCCTTTTTATTCCTATGGAATGGAATTACGAGGGGTTTATTGATGAGTACGGTCAGCCAGTATTTGATACACCTGAAAAAGAAGTTAAAGGACCTTATGGGGAATACATAGATACAGGTATATTAGATCATTGGCAAAATGAAGTTGATGGTTTAAAAAATGATCCTGATGCTTTAAATGAGTTTTATAGACAGTTTCCTAGAACAGAAGAGCATGCATTTAGAGATGAAACTAAGAATAGTATATTTAATTTAACTAGAATATACGAACAAATAGATTATAATGAAGGTGTTAATAATAATTCAGCTATAACAACTGGTAATTTTCAATGGGTAAATGGTATTAAAGATTCAAAAGTAATATTTTATCCAGATCCTAAAGGTAGATTTAATATTAGTTGGGTGCCACCAACTCATTTGCAAAATAAAGTAATACAAACTAGTAACGGTAAAAAACCAGGTAATGAACATATCGGTGCTTTTGGATGTGATAGTTATGATATATCTGGTACTGTTGACGGTCAAGGTTCTAAAGGAGCTTTACACGGACTAACAAAGTTTTCAATGGAAGAAGCACCAAGTACTAGTTTCTTTTTAGAATATTTAGCTAGACCTCAAACTGCAGAAATATTTTTTGAAGATGTATTAATGGCGCTTGTATTTTATGGCATGCCAATACTAGCAGAGAATAATAAGCCTAGGCTTTTGTATTATTTAAGACGTAGAGGTTATAGAGGTTATTCTATGAATAGACCAGATAAAATTTGGAACAAACTATCAATAACAGAAAAAGAAATAGGTGGTATACCTAACTCTAGTGAAGACATGAAGCAGGCTCATGCTGCTGCTATTGAAATGTATATACAAAATAATGTTGGTTTAAAGAGTGATGGTAGTTATGGTAGTATGTATTTTAATACAACATTAAATGATTGGTCAAAATTTGACATAAATAACAGAACAAAATTTGATGCATCTATAAGTAGTGGTTTAGCTGTTATGGCTTGCAATAGAAATTTATATGCACCAAACATACAAAGAGAAAAAAGAAAAATAAATATTGGATTTGCTAAATATAAAAACGAAGGCATGTCATCTAAAATAATAACAGAACAATATGGCTGATTCTATTAAAAATTATTTTCCTAGCCAAGTAGCTAGTGATCTTGAAAAAATAAGTCCAGAATATGGACTTAAGGTTGCTAGAGCTATAGAAACTGAATGGTTTTACGGTGATAGTGGTAATCACAGGTATAGAACTAATTATAATAATTATCACAAACTAAGACTTTATGCTAGAGGTGAGCAGTCCATACAAAAATATAAAGATGAATTATCTATAAATGGTGATTTATCTTATCTTAATTTAGACTGGAAACCAGTACCTATTATACCTAAATTTGTAGATATAGTTGTTAATGGTATTTCTGAAAGAACTTATGACATAAAAGCTTTTTCTCAAGATCCAAATGGAATAAGTAAAAGAACTGATTACATGGAGGGTATTTTATCTGACATGAGACTTAAAAACTTTGACAGTTTTTTTAAAGAAAATTTTAATGTAAGCCTTGCATCAACACCAGAAGAAGAATTACCAGATTCTAAAGAAGAACTTGAGCTTCATATGCAGTTAACTTACAAACAAGCTATTGAAATAGCAGAAGAACAAGCTTTAAATGTTTTGTTTGAAAAAAATAAATATGAATTAACTAAAAAAAGATTTTTTTATGATTTAACAGTATTAGGTATAGGTTGTATTAAAAATACATTTAGTAAATCTGAAGGCATAAAAATAGAATATGTAGATCCAATAAACTTAGTTTATTCATATACTGAGTCACCATACTTTGAAGATATATATTACGTTGGCGAAATAAAAACAGTACCAATAAACGAATTAAAAAAAGAGTTTCCTCAACTAACAAATGAAGATTTAAAGGAAATACAAAATTATTCAACTACAGTAAAAACTCGTAGTAGTAGGTATCAGTACGATCAAAAAGATAATAATCAAATAGATGTTTTATATTTTAATTATAAAACATATATGAATGAAGTTTATAAAATAAAAACTACAGGTACTGGTGCTAATAAAGCAATAAATAAAGATGACAACTTTAACCCACCATCTGAAGTATCAGATGAAAATTTTGAAAAAGTTTCTAGATCATTAGAAGTATTGTACGAAGGTGTTATGGCTTTAGGTAGCAGTAAGCTGTTAAAATGGGAAATGGCTGAAAATATGATGAGGCCAAAAAGTGATAACACTAAAGTTAAAATGAATTACAGTATTGTTGCTCCTAGAGTTTATCAAGGTAGAGTAGAATCACTAGTAAGTAGAATAACTGGTTTTGCTGATATGATACAGCTAACTCATTTAAAGCTACAGCAAGTAATGTCAAGGATGATACCAGATGGTGTTTATTTAGATGCTGATGGTATAGCTGAAGTTGATCTTGGTAATGGAACAAACTATAATCCTCAAGAAGCATTAAATATGTTTTTTCAAACTGGTAGTATTATAGGTAGATCACTTACTTCAGATGGAGATCTTAATCCTGGAAAAGTACCTATACAAGAAATAGCTAGTGGTAGTGGTGGAGCTAAAATGCAAACACTAATACAAACTTATAATTATTACTTACAAATGATAAGAGATGTTACTGGCTTAAATGAAGCTAGAGATGGTAGCACTCCTGATAAAAATTCTTTAGTAGGTCTTCAAAAAATAGCAGCAGCTAATTCTAATACAGCAACAAGGCATATATTACAATCAGGTTTATTTTTAACAGCTGAAACAGCTGAATGCTTATCATTAAGAATATCTGATGTAATAGAATATTCTCCTACAAAAGAAGCTTTTATACAAAGTATAGGTGTACATAATGTAGCTACATTAGAAGAGATGTCTAATTTGCATATGCATGATTTTGGTATATTTATTGAATTAAAACCTGATGAAGAAGAAAAAGCAATGCTTGAAAATAATATTCAAGTAGCTGTTCAACAAAAAACTATAGATCTTGAAGATGCTATTGATATAAGAGAAATAAATAATATTAAGTTAGCTAATCAAGTTTTAAAGTTAAGAAGAAAAAAGAAACAACAAAGAGATCAACAAGTTGCTCAACAAAATATACAAGCTCAAGCTCAAGCAAATGCCGCACAACAATCTGCCGCCGCAGAATCAGAGGTACAAAAACAACAAGCTTTAGTTCAGGTAGATAGTCAATTAGAACAACTTAAGGCACAATTAGAAGCACAAAAAATGCAACAAGAAGTTGCTGCTAAAAAAGAATTGATGCAGTTGGAATTTCAAATGAATATGCAACTAAAACAAATTGAGGTTCAATCATTTAAAAATAGAGAAAAAGAAAAAGAAGATCGTAAAGATGAAAGAACAAAAATACAAGCATCTCAACAATCTGAATTAATTGATCAAAGAAAAAAAGATAAACCACCTAAAAACTTTGAGTCAGCAGGTAATGATATATTAGGTGGTAATTTTAACTTAGGTGCTTTTGATCCTAGATAAATAAAACATAAATAAAACAAAAACAAAATGAGTATACATTTCGGAACAGGTTATGACTTTGGACAAAATGGATCTATATTTACTGATCATACAGATCAAGTAGTTCCACCAGATGATCGTAAAATAATTGCAATACAATTTTTAGCAGATACAACTTTTAGTGAACTTTCACCTACTAATGGTCAAGCTGGTATTTGTGTAGGTAATGCTTCAGGAGAAGTAGGTGCTGGTGGTACATCAACACCAAATGCTGGAGATAGTCCGGGTCCTTCTGGAGGTAAAATTATAGATTCATCTAATGTATTTCCAAAAGGTCTTACGATATTTGGTAGATGGGATACTTTTACAATAGCAGCTGATGCTGATGGTGGTGTAATCGCTTACTTAGGATACTAATGCCGGGGTTAGGATTAAGCATAGATTTATCTTCCGTAACTAGTGGTGCATCTGCTGCTGCTGCAATAGAAGATTATGTGTGGGATGTTGTTGGTGGTGAGCTAACACCTAGAGATGGTATTGCTTATGACTTTAGTGATTCATGGGATGTAACTAGTACAGAACTAACACCTGCAGTTTCACCCGGTGAAGAAGGTTATTGGAACGTAGATGGTAATGGAGATTTAACACCAAAATAAAAAATATAAACATAAAATAACAAAACAATGGCAATAACATATACATGGGACACAAAATCTGTAGATACCTACCCAACAAAAAGTGGTAAATCAGATGTAATATTTAAAGTATATTGGGAACTAACAGGTGTAGATGATACGGAAGAAAAAAACTTATCATCATCAACTGGTGTTGCAGAAATAGACACCTCAGATCTTTCTAGTTTTACAGAGTTTGCAGATTTAAAAGAATCTGATGTAACTGGTTGGGTTCAAACTTCTCTTGGTACAGATCAAATAAATCACTATAAAAGTGTAATTGAAGAAGTAATACAAGAAAAAGCAACACCAACTGTTGTTAGAAAATATATTAGTGAATAAAAAAAAATAAAACATGGCAACAAAGAACATAGTACCCAACGATGATAGTGAAGGTCAATTGGGAACATCAAGTAAATTTTGGTCTTTAGCTCATTTGGATGGATTAAATATTGGTAATGATGCAGCAGCAAATTTGGTGTTTACGCCATCTGCAAATGACACTATCACTCTTGCCGCAGCCGCTAATGGAGCTTTTACAATTACAACTGTAGATACAGCAGCAGCAGCAGCTAATGTTGGATTTGTTGTAGATGGTAATTTTACTGTAAGTAATGTAACCTCAACAATAACATCTTCATCTTCTGATATTACTACTTTTGCTACTACAAATGCAACTTCTGGTTACACTGAGTTTGCTTATAATACTAGTACAGTTGCAGGTTATATAGGTAATGGTACTTCTTTATTAAGTGGTGCAGCTAATACTGATTTTATAATGAGATCTGAAAGTGGTGCTCTTAAATTTACAACAGGTGGTGGTAATTTAGCATTAACTTTAGATTCTAGTCAAAATGCAACTTTTTCAGGTATTGTTAATGCTTCAAGATTTGTTTCTACAGGAGCAAATTTATCACACACAGCGAGTTCTATTAAAATTTCTCAAGAAGATAATGCAACTTCAGAAATCAGATGTTATGGTGCTGATGCTACAACGCAAGGAACTTTTCAACTTCGGTTAAGTGCATCTGATGGAGCGCCTGATACTACAGCTTTAGGTTTTGATGCTTCTGCCAATGCAACTTTTGCAGGTAATATAACAACTACTGATACAGGAGCTACAGTAACCATACAAGATGATGCTGATAGTACAAGTGGTGGAACTTTAGCTCTGCAAAATACAGACACTGGTGCAAATAATCATGAAAGTGGTAGAATTTACTTTTATGGAGATAATAATGGTAATACAGTTAAAGAATCTGTTTTAATAAGAGGTATCATGACTGATGCTTCTGCTGGCGCTGAAGACACTAAGTTAGAAATAATGACATTAGCTAATGGTGGTCAAGTATCATCACTTAACATAGCTGGTAATGATTCAACTTTTTCAGGTACATTAACAGCAAATGGTACACTTAAAACTGGGACTGCTACTACAGTATCTCCAGAATCAGTAGCAGACGATTTTATTATTGATCCCGGTGTGGCTTCAGTGGGTATGAGTATTATGGGAAGTGGTCAATGTGCTATTAAATTTGGAGATGCGGCTGACGCTGATGTAGGTGGAATAACTTATGTTCATGGCTCCGATAATGAGATGATATTTACAGCTGGTGCTACAAATACTGCAAGTATTGTAGCAACCGGTGTTAATATTACAGGGCAAATGTATTCAACATCTGTAAAAGTAAATGATTTAGGAAGTGGTGATGTTTTTTCGACAGGAGCAGGAATTTTAACAAATAGTGATCCATCAGATTCAAGATTAAAAACAAACATTGAAAATATTGATTACGGATTATCTGAAATATTAAAATTAAGATCAATAAAATTTAATTGGTTAAACGGAGATAAAAACTCAAAGAAACAATTTGGTTTTATTGCTCAAGAGGTAAAAGAGATAATTCCCGAATCAGTATCGGAATTTGATTATGACGGTGATCAAAGATTTGGTTTAGAAAAAAATGCAATTTATGTAGGATTAGTCAAAGCAATCCAAGAGCAACAAGTTATTATAGAGGATCTTAAATCTAGAATAGAAACTCTAGAAGGATAATAAAACAATTTTTTAATTTATATTATATTATATCATGGAAGAAAAAACAATAGAAGAAGTAGTGGTGGATAAAAACGAGTCTACTACTACTACACAGGAAAAACCTGTTGAAGAAAAAGTACAAGTTAAAAAAAAGAGGGGTAGACCTTCATTAAAAAAACAATCAGATGATAATGTTATAAAAATTGACTTATCAAAACCACCAGTAAAAAAAGAAGAAGATGCCGTTGAAGAGCAAAGCACAGATGAGGTTTCTGTTCGCGACGAACCCGAAGCTAGCAAAGAGGTTCTTGAAGAAAACAAGCAAGAAACAAATGAAAAACTTACCGAACAAAAAGAAGAAGAAAAGGTAGAAGAACAACCTGTACTTGAAGAAATAAAAGACGAGGAAGAAAAACAAGTTCAAGAAAAAACAGAAGAGTTAACTGAAGAAGTTAAAGAAGCTGTAGAAGAACAAAAAGAAACTGGAGTTAAATTACCTGAAAACATACAAAAGGTAGTTGAATTTATGGAAGAAACTGGAGGAAGTCTAGAAGATTATGTTAGACTAAATCAAGATTACAGTAAGATTGATGATAATTCATTATTATTAGATTACTATAAACAAACAAAACCTCATTTATCAAGCGATGAAATAAATTTTCTAATTGAAGATAATTTTCTTTATGACGAAGATGTTGATGATGAAAGAGATATTAAAAGAAAAAAACTAGCATTTAAAGAGCAAGTTGCCAATGCTAGAAGCCATCTAGACGGGCAAAAGTCTAGATACTATGAAGAAATCAAGATGGGTTCTAAGTTAGCACCTGAGCAACAAAAAGCTATTGATTTTTTTAATCGTTATAACAAAGAGACTGAAAAGTCTCAAAAATTAGCAGAAAAACAAAAATCTTTATTTGATAAAAAAACTAATGAAGTTTTTTCTAACACGTTCAAAGGTTTTGAATATAATGTTGGAGATAAAAGATATAGATTTAATGTTAAAGAAGCTGATAAAGTAAAAAATACTCAAAGCGACATTAATAATTTTATTAGAAAGTTTCTAAATGAAAATAATGAAATGTCAGATGCTAAGGGTTATCATAAATCTTTATTTACAGCAATGAACTCTGATGCTATAGCTAAACATTTTTATGAGCAAGGTAAAGCTGATGCTATCAAGGATAGTGTTTCTAAATCTAAAAACATAAACATGGACTCTAGATCATCTCATACTGATATTGATACTGGAGGTTTAAAAGTTAAAGTATTGGGTGATGATTCTGCTAGTTTTAAATTTAAACTTAAAAACAATAAATAAATTTAAAAAACAATTAAAAATATAAAATTATGGCAATTACAAGTCCAACGATTACCGCAAAAGCCAATGTACAACAAAGTATTGGTGCGGATAATTATTTAGACATCCAAAATAACGGATGGGCACAACAGTATTTACCTGAGTTGATTGAACAAGAAGCTGAGGTATATGGTAAAAGAACTATTTCAGGTTTTTTATCTCAAGTTAGTGCTGAAGAGCCTATGTCAGCTGATCAAGTTATTTGGTCAGAGCAAGGCAGATTACATTTATCTTATGAGTGTACAATAACAGCAGCTGCTAGTAGTACAATTAAAATAGCTAAAACTATTGATGGTGTAGCTCAAACTACTGATCATGGAGTTCGAGTTGGTGATATGGTATTATTTGCTGGTGGTGGACAAACTATCACTGCTCGTGTATCTGTTGCTGCAGCTGGTGATGATGATGTTACTTTACAACCCTATGCGGTAGAACATTTAGATAATGCTGGCTTTGTTGATGGAGATGACACATGTAAACTTTTAGTTTTTGGTTCTGAATTTGGTAAAGGAACTGAAAATCAAACTAGATCAAATGAGCCTGTTTTTGTATCACACGTTAACAAGCCAATTATAATTAAAGATATGTATGAGGTTTCAGGATCTGATGCAGCTCAAATTGGTTGGGTTGAAGTAAGTGGCGAAGAAGGACAAAATGGTTATATGTGGTATTTGAAAGCTGAAGGTGATACTAGAGCTAGATTTAATGACTACTTAGAAATGACCTGTATTGAAGCTGAAAAAACTGCAGCTAACTCTGTTATTGACACAGGTGGTGGAGATGCTGGAGCTGGTTTAGCCGGTACTGAAGGTTTGTTTAAAGCTATCACTACTCGTGGTCATCAGTCTTCTGGTATTAGTGGAGTAAATGCTGCTACTGATTTATCTGAATTTGATGCTTTACTAGCTGCTTTTGATGAAAATGGTGCTATTGAAGAAAACTTAATGTATGTAAATAGAGCTACATCTCTTGCTATTGATGATATGCTTGCTTCAATGAATTCATATGGATCTGGAGGTACTTCTTATGGAGTATTTAGCAACAGTGAAGATATGGCTTTAAATTTAGGATTTTCAGGATTTAGAAGAGGTTCTTATGACTTTTATAAGTCTGATTGGAAATACTTAAACGATAAATCTACTAGAGGTGGTATTAATGCTGCTGCAACTGGTGGAGAAGCTGTCAGAGGCGTTGTTATACCAGCTGGTGTATCTTCTGTTTATGATCAGTCTTTAGGTCAAAATATTAAAAGACCATTTTTGCATGTTAGGTATCGAGCTTCTAATCTAGAAAGCAGAAAAAACAAAACTTGGATTACAGGTTCTGTTGGGGCTGTTACATCGGATTTAGATGCAATGACTGTCAACTTTCTTTCTGAAAGATGTATGGTCGTTCAAGGTGCTAACAATTTCTGTTTATTAAACTAATTATTTTTAAAAAAGAAGAGTAGTTTGTTTTATAACTCTCTACTCTTCTTTTATTTTTTTTTATTAACTTATATTATATTATATCATGGCTAAAAAAGCAACAAAAAAAGTTGAGGTTAAACAACCTCAGGAAGAAATAGTAATGGATACTATTGAGGTTTTAGAAAAACCAAAGAAAGTTCAACAAAAATCAAAAAATGATTGGGAGATAAAAGATCGATTTTATCTACTAAAAGGAAATGACAAACCATTAAGTAAACTAATAAAAGGTTGTAATATTTATTGGTTTGATGAAGAACAAGGTTACGAAAGAGAGTTAAAATATACATCTAATCAAAGAACTTGCTTTGTTGATGAAATGAAAGGTGAACAAAGATTAGAGCATATTATTTTTAGACAAGGTGTTTTAAATGTACCTAAAAATAAAACAGTTCTTCAAAAATTACTTTCTTTATATCATCCACAAAGAGATAAAATATTCTATGAATACAAGCCTAGCGTTGTAGCTGCTGATGAAGTTGAGATTATAGAAACTCAAATAGAAGCACTTAATATTGCTAAAAATCTTGATATTGAAATGGCAGAGGCTGTAATGAGGGTAGAAATTGGTTCTAAGGTATCAGAGATGAGTTCTAAGGAACTTAAAAGAGATTTACTTATATATGCTAAGAATAATTCTCAATTGTTTATAGATCTTGTTAATGATCCAAATGTTCAACTTAGAAATATGGGTATAAAAGCTACTGAACTTGGTATTATAAAACTTTCTCAAGATCAACGTACTTTTAGTTGGGGTTCTAATGATAGAAAATTAATGAATGTTCCTTTTGATGAGCATCCATATTCTGCATTAGCATCTTGGTTTAAAACTGACGAGGGTATGGAGATATATTCAAATATTGAAAAACAATTAAAGTAAAAGATTTAATAATAGTGTGATTATATGTTTGTAGTCACACTATTATTTTAAAAAAATAATTATGGCAGTAAGTGTAGATACAGTATATCAAAGAGTTTTGGCAATAGCCAATAAAGAGCAAAGAGGTTATATAACACCTCTTGAATTTAACTTATTTGCAAATCAAGCTCAATTAGATATATTTGAACAATATTTTTATGATGTAAATCAATTTAGCAGAGCGCCTAGTAACGATACAGAATATTCTAATATGCTGAATTTACTAAGTGAAAAAATAGCTATATTTGAAAAATATCAGCAAGCTATTACTTTAGATGCTTCTGGCATAGGTACATTACCTACTGATGTGTACAGGTTAGGTACTGTTATGTATACTGATAAAACATATCCTATTGAATTAGATAAAGTTTCTCAAAATGATGTTTTAGATTTGGAAAAATCTTCACTAACAAGAGCTACAATTAATAGACCTTATTATACTAGACAAAATAAAACAACAATAAAAGTATATCCTTCTTCATTAGCTTTAGCTACTGCTAGTGTAAATGGAACTATAAGTTCAAGTGTTAATTTAGTTATTGATAATAATTCAGGAACTATTAACGCTAATGATGTAGTTACTGGTTCTGGTATATCTAGTACAGTTACTGTATCTAAAATAATTAATCAAAACAATTTAGTTTTATCTTCTGCTCAAAGTATTTCGGACGGTGTGACATTAACTTTTACACCAACTATAAAATGTAATTATGTAGATAAACCAACAAAAGCTTCTTTTGATTACATTTTGGTAAATGGAGAAGCTTTATTTAATTCTACAAATTCTATAGATTTTGAATTACATGAATCAGAAGAAACTGAACTCGTATTAAAAATATTAGAGCTTGCTGGTATATCAATAGAAGATTCTCAGTTATATCAAGCAGCTAGTCAACAAGAAATAAAAAAATTACAACAAGAAAAAGCTTAGTAAATGGGATTATTAGGAACAACATCTGAAAAAAGATATTACGGACAAAGTCAAACATTTACAGGAAATGGTAGTACATTAATTTTTACATTATTTACAACATCTTTTGAAATTCAACCAGATATAGAAAATGAATTTGATGTATTTATTAATAATATACAAATATCAAGTTCAAATTACGATTATGGTATTTCAGGAGCTGCTCAATTAAGATTTACCAGTACAAATGTAAATACAGATGTACAAGAGTCAGATGGTGCACCAAAAAATGGCTTAACAATATTAGTAAGGGAAAATACTTCAGGTCAAGCTTATGGAAATTATCAACATGTTAGTTTAGATGATATTATAAGTAATTTTATCATAGCTTACGTAGGCGCTGAAAAAATAATAAATAGAGTAAGAAGGCCAGATGTTGCGTTTCATGCTCAAAGAGCATTGCAAGAATTTAGTTACGACACATTTAAATCTACTAAATCTTTTGAAATAAAAGTACCAACAACACTAGTAGTACCTCTTCCTCAAGATTATGTAAATTATGTAAAAATATGTTGGATTGAACCTAGCACTGGTATAGAAAGAAATTTATATCCAACTAGATCAAGTGGTAATCCTAGATCTATTCTTCAAGATTCTAATGATAATTTATTGTTTGATAACGATACAGGAGCTTTGTTAGAAAAAAATGATTCAACTTCTTGGTCTAGTTTTAAATCAAACACAGCAAATAGAATAGATGTAAATTCAGATTCACATTTAGATAATTTATATGAACATCAAATAGGTGGTAGATATGGATTAACTCCTGAAAGAGCACAAATAAATGGTAATTATTATATAGATGAACTTAGAGGCAATATACACTTTAACTCAAGCATAAGTGGTAAAACTGTAGTTATAAAATATATTAGCGACAGTTTAGGTACAGACTCTGAAATGGTTGTTCATAAGTTTGCTGAAGAAGCTATGTATAAATATTTAGCTTATGCCATATTGTCTACAAAATTAAATACTCCACAATATCTAGTTAATAGATTAAAAAAAGAAAGTTTTGCTGCTAAAAGAGTTGCTAAATTAAGATTATCAAATCTTAAATCTGAGGAAATTGCTCAGGTAATGAGAAATAAATCTAAAAGAATTAAACATTAAAGTATGGCAGATATAAAACATCACTTTCGTAGAGGTCGAATGAATAAAGATCTTGACGAAAGAATTGTACCTAATGGTGAATATAGAGATGCCCAGAATATAGAAATAATTACTTCTGAAGGATCTAATGTAGGATCTGTACAAAATGTTTTAGGTAATACATTAAAAGATGGAAGAAGCTTTGACAATAGTACAAGCCTATTAACTAATTGGGGTAGTTCTTCGTCCTCAATAAAAGATTTAACAAATCCTAAATGTATAGGATATGTTGCAGATCCTCAAAATAATAAAGTATATTGGTTTATATCTTCAGAAGCTACCGCTACAGCACAAGTTAATGGTGCTTCTACAGACAATACTCCTGTTTTAGATAACAACTCAGGTACTATAGTTGTTGGTATGAAAGCTTTTGGTGGTGGTGTTGTAGGTACAACAACAGTAACAACAGTAACAGATCAAAATAATATAACATTATCTAATAATACAACTCTTGCTGACAATACTTTACTAACTTTTAAATTAATTATTAGTTGTATTGCAGAATTTGATACTTTAACAGGAGAAATATCTCCAGTATTAGTTGATAAAAATAATATATTAAAATACAGTACAACTTATCCTATAATAAGTGCAAATGTTTTAAATGGTTTATTGCTTTGGACAGATAATCAAACTGAACCAAAAAAAATAAAAATATCAAAATTTAAACAAGGATCTAGCACTTTTAATTATCACACTCAAATTAATAATTCAGATTTTACAGAAAAAGATATTACTGTAATTAAACAATCACCTTTAAAAGCTCCTACGTTAACAATGTCTAGTACAGAAAGAACTCAAAGTTCTTTTGGTATTTTAGGTGGTACTCCTATATCAGTTAAACAAGATTTTTATAGTAGTGGATCTGCTTTGACACAAGGTTCTTTGATTAATTTAAATTTTAGACCTAAAGCTAATTTTATTAAAAATGATATTATAGTATTACAACATAACAGTTCTGATAATACAGAAGAAACTAAATATGAAATTACATTAAAAATAATTGGTTTAATAAATTCAGAAATTATAACAGATGGTTATGTAGATTCTAATACTTATTCAGCTCAATGTAGTATACAAACAATACCATTAGACTTGCCTGATTTAGGATCTGTTGATTGGACAGCAACTCTTGAAGAAAAAGATCCATTATTTAAAGAAGTATTTGTACGTTTTGCTTATAGATGGAAGTATAAAGAAGGAGAATACTCAACTTTTTCACCTTTTTCTGAAGTAGCTTTTTTGCCAAGTAAATTTTTGTATGAAAACGATGATGGTAATAATCTTGGTATGATTAATTCACTAAGAACACTTGCATTATCTGATTTTGATACTCAACCTGAAGAAGTTGAGTTTGTTGAAATACTATTAAAAGATTCAGTAAGTAACTCTGTTTACGTTATAGATACTTTAAAGTCTAGAGAAACAACTTACTCTGTTAACTCAGAAAATTTTGGTTTTGTTTTAGAATCAAATCAATTGTTAAGACCTTATGATAATGTACCTAAAAAAGCTAAAACTCAAGAAATTATAGCTAATAGACTTGTTTTTGCAAACTACTTGCAAGGATATGATTTAATAAAACAAAATGTACCTGATGTTGAAGCAAGTGTAAATCAAACAAGTTCAGATAAAAAAACAACTGCAACTGTATTAAATTCTAATATTGGTGCTAATAATATAGTAACCTTATCTGCTGAAAATAATTTAATAGAAAAAGGCATGTTAGTTACAGGTGATGGAGTAGGTGAAAGTACTTTTGTAAAAAGCATATTAGGAACACAATTAGAATTAGAAGGTAAAATAACACCATCTTTTAAAAAATTAATAAAAACAGGTGATGGTTATGTTTTTTATAATAGTTTTATTCCTCAAAATACAGTATTAACTTTTAGCCTTTCTACTACTCCTCAAAAGTCAGTAAAATCATTAAGAAATTATCAAATTGGTGCAACATATTCTGATATTTATGGTAGAGAAACTCCAGTTTTTTCTTCAAATAATTCATCTATAAGATTACCTAAAATTTTTGGCAAAAGTAAAAATACTATAGTAGCTGAATTGAAAAATAACGCACCTACTTGGGCCACACACTATAAGTTTTTTGTAAAAGAAACTTCTAGCGAATATTATAATATACCACTTGATAAATTTTATTTTTCTGAAGATGGTAATATTTGGTTATCTTTTCCTTCATCTGAAAGAAATAAAGTTGATGAAGAAACATATTTAATTTTAAAGAAAAAACATGATGGTAATGATTTTGTATCTGAAGAAGCTAGGTATAAAATATTAGATATATCTAATGAAGCACCTAATTTTATTTCTGAAGAATTATTATCAAAAGGTAAGGCTGTTTGTACAACATTATCTAATAATCAACCAACAGTTGGTTCTAATTTTTTTAAGTTTAATGGACCTGAGGCTACTAAAAATCCAAGTTTTACTGAATCTTTTATAAGTGGTAATCAAATTCAAATATCTACAGACATACCTGATAGAAAAAATCCAACAGCAAAAGTAAATGGATTAATATCAAATAAATTAGAATTATTAGTAGATAATAATGTAGGTACTATAAGAGTGGGTGATACTGTTACTGGTACAGGTATATCAGGAGATGTTACAGTTAAAGAAGTAGTGTCTCAAACAAGTTTAGTGCTTAGTTCTAGACAATCAATAGCTGATAATGTTGATTTAACATTTTTAGCTGCACCAGCAAAAATTTCTAGAAAATATGAAATATTAAATGGAGGTTTATCAAGTAGTGGTAATACTTATGAAGTAGAATTAGTTAATCCTTTAGATGAAACAGATTCTAGAGTATTTAGTTCAACTTTAGTATCTGAAAACTCAGAAATACAAATAACAATATTTTCTAAAGAAATAAAACCAAAGGCAGAATTTTTTGGTAGATTTTTTGTAAAAATTAATAGAGATTTTATATTAGATAAAAATATAATAGAAGCATTTCCTTCAATAACATCTTCATATGAAGATTTTAGAAGTGAAAAAATATTTTTGAATATACCTAATGATTTTTCAGATAGTGAATTAGGTGAAGAAAAACCAAAACAAGATTTAGCTTGGGGTGATACTTTTGAAGATGAGTTTACACCAGTTAGTGTATTAAATGGAGTAGCTACAACAACTTTTTCAGAATCTCATCCTGAAACAGGTTCAAAATTTTTTAAGTTTTATTATGCTGGTATTGATATCAATAAAGTTAATACTTTAGAAGATGATTTAACTATAAATGTTAATTCTTTTATAACAGAAATAACAAAACCTGGTGCTTTAATTCGTTTTAGTAATGAAAACGGTGAAAAAGGTGAAGTTTATGAAGTAACTGGTAGTAGTGTTACTTCAGAATTTAGATCTAGTGAATTTTACAAAAAAAGATTAATTAGTGGTAAAAGAAGGCTTTATAAAGTTTTTATAAAAAATCATGAAACAGGTCAATTATATGATGATCCATTTAATAAAAATGTAGTTAGCTCAGAACAGCTTGGTAGAATAAATAAAATATCTTTAATAAGAAAAAATGTAAAAATAAATGATGAAAAAATAAGTTCTGATAATCCTGCTATATTTGAAACAGAACCAAAAACAAGTGAAGGTTTAGATATATATCATGAAGCAAGTGATGCATTACCTATTATAAAAGCAGGTATGACAGTTACTGGAACAAACGTAGGATCTGGTAATTCTAATATTGTTAGTTCAGTAGTAGATGGTAGTAATATAGAATTATTAAACAATACTAATGGAACAATGTCTAGTGGTACAACACTAACATTTACAGATGAAAAAAATATATATAGTTTTACAGTAACTACTAGTGGAGATGTTTCTACGGCTACATCTGTTGTATTAGCAGACAATCAAGTGCATGGTCAAAAAAATTCTTTAAATTGGTTTAATTGTTTTTCTTTCGGTAATGGTGTAGAATCTAATAGAATAAAAGATGATTTTAATGCACCATTTATAGACAAAGGTCCAATAGTTTCTACTACTATAGATACTGATTATAAAGAAGAACAAAAGACAAATAGCTTTATATTTTCAGGTATATTTAATTCTATTTCAGGTATTAATGAATTAAATCAGTTTATTCAAGCTTTACCTATAACAAAAGATATAAATCCTGAATACGGAACTATACAAAAAATATTTTCTAGAGATGCTGATTTAATAACATTTTGTGAAGATAAAGTTTTAAAAATTTTAGCAAATAAAGATGCTTTATTTAATGCTGATGGCAATACTAATTTAACAGCTACAAATAGAGTTTTAGGTCAGGCAATGCCATACGTTGGTGAATACGGTATATCTCAAAATCCTGAGTCTTTTGCGTCACATGCTTTTAGAATATACTTTTCAGACAAAGCCAGAGGAGCTGTTTTAAGGTTGTCTAGAGATGGTTTAACAGAAATATCTAGTAAAGGTATGACAGACTTCTTTAGAGACAATCTAGCGTCATCTAGTGATGTTATAGGTAGTTATGACGAAAATAGAGGATCATACAATATAACTTTAAATAATCAAACATTAAGTTTTGATGAAAGAGTTGATGGATGGACTAGTTTTAAGTCTTTTATACCTGAAGCTGGATTTTCATTAAATAACATTTATTATACTTATAAAAATGGAGATTTATATTCTCACGACAATACAGTAAGAAATACTTTTTATGGAACAGCATATGCTTCATCTATTAAATTTATATTTAATGACTTTCCACAAAGTGTTAAGAGTTTTAAAACATTAAATTATGAAGGTAGTGATTCCAGAAAATATACTTATGGAAGAGATGCTACTAGTGGTGATTATCATAGCAAAGCTCACACAATTGGAAGCTCAAGTATAACTGATGGACAAACCACTGTAGAAATTAATAATATTTTTCTTTCATCTACTTCTACTGCTACTGATGCTCATATTTCAATTGGAGATATTGTTGAAAAAGATGATGGTTCGGGTTTAGGTACAATTGTTAGTATAACAGATGGAGGAACTAATGCTGGAACTGAAAAAACTATAGTTTTATCTAATCCAAATACAATAAGTAATGATACTAACATTAACTTTAAACCTGCTTATGGTGCAGGAACTAAATTAGAATTTATTAAAAAAGAGGGATTAACTCCAAATACTATATCTACATTAGTAGAAACAGAAACAAAAGGGTGGTTTGCTGACTCTATAACTACAGATCAACAAACTGGTAGTGTTAGATTTTTTAAAGAAAAAGAAAATTTTAAGTTTAATCAAATATTAGGAGATAATACTACATCATCTAATATAGATACAAAAGAATTTTCTATTCAAGGATTAGGTATACCTTCAACTGTAGGTGACAATGGAATAAACACTCATACTCTTAATGTAGTTGATAGTAATGATGGAGATTTAGATAATGCTACATTAGACACTAGTACAGTTACTTATACTGATTTAACGCATGATGCACAAGTTGGTTCTAGTCTTAGTAATTCTGTTTTTACTATAACACCAAATGCAGGTTTTGTTGTATCAGCATCTGATTTTAGTGCTTCTGGTGTTGCTACAGATGATTCAAATAAACTTCAAGGTGGTGTTATTTCTTCAATAACAAATTCAGGTACTGCAGGAACTGTAGGTAATACTGTTATAGTAACTGTAGATATATTAGATACTCTTGCACTTGCACAAAGTACAACAATAAATATTGATATTAGAGGAACTGCAAAGCCATTAAAATATACAGTAACAGGTACGTTTAGTACAGATGAAAAAAATACAACTACTTCTTCTCTTTACAATTTTGGTTATAGTGGCACTGGAGATTATTATTTAAATGCAAGAGTTAATGGATTAAGTACAGACAGCTCACCAGTTTTACATCCTGAAAAGTCAGCATTAATGCAAACTGCTGCTAGTTCAACTACAAGTTTAGTTTTAGATAATATATTTAATAATGAAATTATTTCCGTTGGAGATACCATTACCGGAACTGGTGTTACTACAGTTACAGCTAAAGTAAATGGAAATGTTAGTGATTCTTCAACTGTTAATGTAGATAATAATTCAGGTACTATAGTTAGTGGCATGGTTGTTACTGGTGGTGGAATATCTGAGTTAATTACTGTTACAAACGCTAGTAGTCAAAGTGCACCAGTGTTATCTAAAAATGTAACTTTATCTGATAATGAAGATTTAAATTTTGGTGTAGCAATAAGTTCTAAAGACACTCAATTTGCTACAACTAGTGATGGTGATCAAGCTTCAGTAGGTGTAACAAATGCCCAGACTATAAGTAATAATGCTGCAATAAGCATTTCATCTAATAAAATATTTGAAAATATGGCTATTATAGGTTCAGGTGTTCCTGATAATGCACTTGTAAAGTCAATAAACTTTACTGCTTTAAATATTAAAGATGGTACAGGTGCTGATTTAAGTGCTACAATACCTGATGATACTATATTAAGATTTGGCACAGAGATAATATCTAAAACATTTACAGCAGATGCTGGTTTTGAGTTTAGGTCTGCTCCAACACTAGATGTTATAGATCAAGATGAAAGTACGTTTAGTGAATACACTAGTAGTAATGATTTTGTTTCAACAACAGCAACAGTAAATGAAAGTAATATAGTAAGAAATAATATAAATGTTGTACTTACTGGTTCTAATGATTTAATAGCTGTTGGAATGGTAGTAACTGGTAATGGAATATCTTCTAATACAAAAGTTGCTAGTATAAGTGGTGTTAATTTAACACTAGATACAGCTGCAACGATATCTGGTTCTACTGTTTTAAGCTTTTTTCCTTCAGTTGTTACATTAAAAGTTTATTATGTTTTTAGTACAAATAATCCTACTGAAGATACTTTATTATTAACTGCACATGCAACTCCTGCTTTTTTAGATGTACCAAATGAAATAACTGGCATGCAAATGTCTAAAACTACTATTGGTGGAAAGGGTGAAACTAGATTTATAAGAGTTTTTGGTAAAGAAGGAGCTAAATTTAGATTAAAAAGATTTACAACTGGTATTGCTCAAGCCGCTTATTCTAATAAAACAAATATTGTTTTAGAAGAAGCTAATTCAAGTTTAATAGATGAAGCATTAGTACAAGGACCAACTGTACCTGCAGGTACTACAGTTTCATCTGTAGAATTAAATTCTAGTTTTACAGATGCTACGTGTGATTATAGTAGTGGTGATGCTACTGTAACACATGATGATGATAATGGTAAAATAAAAGCAGGTATGTTTGTTGTAGCAGACAATACTAATGATGGCTTAGATAATAAAGTTGTTGTTGCCTCTGTAACAAGTGATACTGTATTTGAATTAAGTGCTAATCCCGTTGCAAGTAGAACTAATGAAACTTTGACTTTTGTAGCAAATACTATAATAACAACAAGTAAACCTATTACTACAGACGAAGGTGAAATTTTAAAATTTAATAGTTTTTGGAATGGTAAAAATTTTGTTTCTAGTGGTACTTTATCACAGCCAATAGATTTAACAATACCTAATACAGGTGTATATTCAATACCTATTCAATATCCTAGTACAAGTGTTGCAAGAACTTTTAATTATGAAGTTGAAAAATTAGAAGAAACATCATTAGCAACTGATTTTAATGGTGATAATCCTGTTTCTGTAGATCAATCTATAAAATCTACTTGGACAATAACTTCAACTCCTTTTTCTAATTCTGATGATTCAGCAGACATTACAGTAACGGGTATTTCATTTAGTAGACCAAAAGAATTATCTAAATCTGCTATCACTAATTTTTCAATGACATTAACCACTGATGGTACTAAATTTTTATCAGAACAAAGACAACCTGAGCCTGATGATTTTCAATTTTCTCCAGATACAAGAACAGTTTCATCTGTTGGTACACTAACAATAGGATTTACCGAAACACTTAGAGTTGGAAATATTGTTGCGGGTTCTCTTACTCATACAAATGCTTATTTAAAACAAAGTAGTGTTAGAAGTATTATTTCTGGTGGTTCTAAAAATGGTGGTATATCTGTAAGTGATAAAATAACTGGAAGACAAAACTCTTCAGGTACTGGTTTTGAAGCAATTATTGCTGATAATAGTGTTAATTTAGCTAATTTTACTCCTGTATCAGATTTTGTTGCAGTTGGAGATATTATAACTTTTAATCCACCAAATGAGTGGGAGGTTGAATATTCAAATATAAAAGGCAATATTGGTACTACTACTGATGTATATACTTTAACTGGTACATTAAATATTAAAAAATATGGATCACAAAATGTAACATCAACTCTTGATTGGAGTAAGTTTTTAAATATAACAGCAGATGGTGGTACTCCTTCAGCTAGTAGTAGTAGTAGTATTTTATTACAAGGACTAATAGATGAAGCAAATAGTAACGCTAATATTACTAAGGTTAAACTAGATAAAAAGTTAATTGCTATTGGTTTAGCAGATAACCAAACTGTAGCAGGTAGTGGTAGAGTTTTCTTTGAAGGTAATGGTAATACTCAAAATCAAACAACAGTTGCGTTAAGTGTTTCTAGTCATTTTGATAATTCAAGTATAAGTAATGTACAGTTTGTTAATCCTGATGGTACTAATATGAGTGCTAGTGAACCTTCACCAGTTGTAGGTGTTCAAGAAGTAAAGTTTGATTATGATATGTTAACTAATACCGCCGTAGAGCTTGGCGATGATTTAAGTATATCAATAAGTGTAACGGTGTCAAATCCTGAATAATTTAAAAAATGGCAAAAACAATAACTTTAACATTTACAAAACCAGTTAATAAATCTTTACAAATAGGTGATACAGTTTATTATGCTACAATAACTAATAATGTAACTGGAACACCTGTAGAAATTGGTACTGTAGTTGGTGTTACTAGTGAAGATGATGGATCAGGTAGTACTGTAAATCAAGTAACTTTTACACTTGTTTCAGGTACTACTGCACCTAATAATACTTATTATTATTTTTTTAGTAAAGACAATAAAGCTAACTTGTCTTCTTTAGTAGGTTATTATGCTGAAGTTGAAATGAAAAATGAATCTACAAGTGAAGTTGAATTATATCAAGTTGGATCACAAATATCAGAAAGTAGTAAATAATAACACAATAGTGTAATTATAATATTAAATTTAATGAAATTAAAAAAACAAAAAGAAAAATCGCTAAATCATATAAATAAATACAGAGAAAAAGTATTAGATTTTGAGCAAGAAATATTAGATACAGGTTTAGCTTATACTGGAAAAGAAGCTAATAAAATAAATCCATTAAAACATAGTTTTGGTGATGGATGTTATATTAGAGAAATATTTATGCCAGCAGGTCAAATTATAATAAGTAAAATACATAAAAAGTTACATCCATACTTTATTATGAAAGGTAAAGTTTCAATACTTACTGATAGTGGTGTTCAACACATACAAGCACCATATAGTGGTATAACTAAACCAGGTACTAAAAGAGTTTTGTATATTCATGAAGACACTGTTTTTATAACGGTTTCAGTTACAGACAAAACAGATTTAAAAGAAATAGAAGAAGAAGTTATAGCTAAAGATTTTAATGATCAATTAATAACTAAAGCTGATTTAGAATTATTAAAAAATAAAAATAAATTATAAATATGAGTTTTTTAGCAGTAGGTGTAAGTGCAGGTTTGGTAGTAACAGGTACTACAGGTAAATTAATAATGGGAGCAAATGCTAAATCTAGAGCAAGAACTGCTCAAAGTTTAGCTAATGATGCTTTTGATAAGCAAATGAAATTATATAAGTCATTTCAATTTGAAAACAAATTTAGTAATTTGCGTAATACAGCTGCTGATGCCCAAAATTTTGCGGCAGATTTAGAAAATTTTGGTGTTGGTGTTCAACAAAGAGCAGATAATTTAAAAAATTTTTCATCACAAATGGAAAATGTTGCTGAAGATTTAACTGTAAATAGACAACAGGCAGATTTTTTAGCTCAACAACAACAGCAAGCATTAGCAAATACTTTAAGTTCAGTAAGAGGTGCAGCAGGTAGTAGTGGTGTAGGTGCTTTAGCTCAATCTTTAGCAGCACAACAAAGTCAAAATTTGCAAAGTGCTTCTGCTTCTATTGGTCAGCAAGAAACAGCAAATCAAAGATTACAAGCACAGCAAGCTGCTCGTATACAATCAATGACTGCACAGGAAGCTAGCAGAAATCAAGCTGCTGGATTAAATGCTGCGCAGTTTCAAGCGCGTATGGCTCAAGCAAATCAAATGGCTTCAGTACAAGCTCAAACAAGAAATCAAGAATTACAAATTCAACAGGAAGCAGCAAATCAAATGGCTGCTGCTAGAGGTGAATTTGCAGTACAAGGTATGGAATTTGATAGAAGAAGTACATTGTTAGGTATGACAGCTGAACAAGTTGGCGCAGCTAACCAACAAATGCAAGCAGCGAGACAAATGCAAGCAGATGCTTTTACTGGTTTAGTTAGTGCTGGTGGATCAATAATGGGTTCAGCAATACCTAATATACCAGGTGGTGTAACACCTCCTCAAACTTCAGGTTTTACAGGACAATTTGAAAATGCAACTCTAAGTCCAAATAGTTATATACCTATTGAAGGACCTAGTAGTTCATTTTACACAGGACCAACTGGTGGTTCAGGAAACACGTTTGACCCTTTTGGAGGCTACACAGGTAGATAAAATAAAAATAAAAAAATAAAATTATGGCAGCAGATGCAGGTTTAATAAGAAGTGTAAGTCAGGCATATAAAAATAATATAATTGACTTTAAAATGGATGAAAGTCTTGCTGACTTTGGTGGCAAAGTTGCTGCTGGAAT